TTACGAAAGAAAATTTTTCCCGCGCCCCAAAAAATATTTCGTAATTTTTTTGTACCCCCCTGGGGTAGCGTTTTTGGGGTCAAGATTCCATTTTCACGGATTCTCAAAAACGTGTAACAAACGTGCAATTATCTGCGACATTCCGCAAATAACACAAATACACTATATGTTATGCCATATATAGATAATTCATTGATGATATTTGATGGTATTGCCGATCACAGGCAAACGCCAGAAGACGCTTGCCCGGATATAGTTACAATCTAGCATAGACCGCATTTTACCACTTGTCAAGATAGTTTTTCCCATCGTACCGGCTGTAAGTGTGTGTTGTGTTTTCCGTCCTTTGCGTAATCTGTAACCAATCTCCGCCACGTTGGGCGGTTATTTTGATTTTTACAGACTCCACCCATTCCACGCCTTCAAATTTTGAGTAGCCGCACATTTTGCCGGATATTTCCAGATAACCAAGGGCAGACACCCGGCGCATGATTTCCCTTTTTCCGATATACTCATATTTTCCCATCTTTCCCACCTCCTTATATTGTGTTTATTTGTCAATTTGCGCATGGAAACCGATTTCCATGTAGCCCGCGCTCCCGGAATCGAACCGGAACGGATGCACCAAGCACGCGAAAAAGGCGGAATGGTACCGCCTAATTATTCAAAAGGTATTTCACGGCTTCCTTTTCCTGCTCCGACAAATACCAATATTTACCCATATCCCTTATATATGGCTTATCTGTATTTACTTTGTAAACGCGTGAATCTTCCCGAATACATCCGGTAATCATTTCACACCAAATAGCAGAACCTTTTTTATAAAATCGTGTAACAGTATGTGCGCCGGAATCGTGGCGCGTTGTGAAAACGGTATGCCTTTCAATATCTTTTTGCTTTTCGCGCGCCTGGATAACTGCACCGCGCACAAGTTCGCTATAACTTCTCATGTTTCTACCTCTTTTCCTTTTATTTGCTCATTTTTGAGTAAAAACCGCCGCCGGTAGTGATCCGGCGCGCATTCTCTGCGGCGGTTGGTTAATAAATAAATATGGCGGTATAAAATCCGCGGCATTCTGTTACATGATTTTTACATAGCTTTTTAATATCACTTATAGCCGCGTATGTCTCTTTCGGCGGGTACTGTCCTTCATAGTCTGTGATTATACGCAATGCCGGAACGTTTTCACCGGATCCGTTGCAGTTGTAAACCGTGATAAATTCTGCATTATATCCAGATGCAGACAACTTTTTCTGTAATCTTTTCAGCTTTTCCATGACCATAATTCCTCCATATTTTAAAAATTTCCCGGTTATTCCGGTAATGGCAAGCCGGGGAATCGAACCCCGGAAAAGCCAACCTTGCTAATTATGCGATCTTTTCAACTTTTCGCCTTTTCTTTTCGTTCTCTTCCTTGGTTATGCTGGAATCATCATAAACAATATTATAACCGCTGTCTTTCAATGATTTCGCCATCTTGTAAGGGTTTATTTTAGGAAAACTACAAACGTATTCTATAACGTTAAAACGTATATATTCGTTTCCGAGTTTTTCAAGGTCTTTTTTGTACAAATTAAACATTCTTTTTTCTTTTTCCTGTGCTGTTTCTTTTCTCATAATATCAACCATCCTTTCATTGTGCGGGCTGCCATCATCAGAGCCGGGCGACCGTCCCGCGGCTGACGCTCCAAGCTCGGAGCGTTTCGGCTATGCTATGCAGATTTCAAATACATCGCCTTGGACGTGTTCAAAATCGACTTTTTCAAAAATCCCAATGTCGTAAAAGTCGGCTGTGAGTTCCCCAAAGTGGTTATACTCAAACTCGATTCCGTTCTTTTTCAGTTCGTTGATCGCGTCACCGTTCTTTGTTGTTTCCCATGTAAAACGCATTCCCGTCTTTCTCATGTTTAAGCCCTCCCTATAAAATTTCCGAAATCTGTAAAATCTGCGCTTCGCTCAAATGATCAATAACAACGTTTCCGTTTACGTCGCTCAATTCGTATTCATCCGGAAGAGTGGTAAAACCGTCAAACTGGTTCGAAATATAATAACCTTTGCTTTCTAATAATGTTTCTGCCGCTTTCATATTTTTCATGTTGTAACCTCGCTTTCGTGTTTCATTTGATATACTAATAGTACACGATAATAGATTATAATACAATTGACACAATACACGAAAATAGACGACACAAAACAGCAGTTTATTGTGCAATATGATACATGAGAATAGACGTTGACATGGTGTGAAAAATCTATTATCATATATAAAAAGAAAAGAGGTGTGACGCATGGCGAATTATGGTGCAAACGGATATATTGACTTTTCCAAGCTGTGGAATGTCTTAGAAAAAAAGGAATACAATAAGCAGTGGTTAAAGAATAACGGAATCCATTCTAATACAGTGGCAAAGCTGACAAAAAATGAAAATGTAACTTGTGAGGTTATATGTAATCTATGCAGACTGCTAAATTGTCAGCCGGGCGATATTATGGAATATAAAAATAATTAAAATACATGAAAATAGACTATTGACATATACACGATAATAGATTATTATAAAGCTGTCGGAAGACAATAGCCGGGCAAGCGGAGAAAGGAGAACAAATGAACGAAATGACAGATAAACAGATGGAAGTTATATTAAATCTCGTAGCTGATAAATTTGCAGGATGTAAGGACATGGACGAAGTTCAAAAAGCAATAGATGAGGTTCGCAACATGGCAAAAAAAGAAAAGCCTAACGATTAGGTTTTAGGGAATGAAAGGGAGGGCGGACTTGCCGCCGCTCTCAATCAAATAAATTGTAACACATAGTAATTATATAATCAATGCAAGCAAAAGGTAGCTTTTCCGGCTACCTTTTGCTTTTTGTCATGTCCAAAATCAACAACGCGTCCGGGAATATCTTACAAAATCTCCGAAAAACTGTAAATAAATTATAAAACTTTTCTTAAATTTTTATAAACAAGGCTAGGTTCATTAGGTCTTTGACAAGTTCCAAAATGATAGAATAGTATCAGTTTTTGGTAAAAATCGTCTGACAATCGTCTGACATAAGGCGAGACAATCGTCTGACGTCGCTTTTTCAGAACTATGTTTCTCTTTCTCTCTCTTTTTCTTAATCTTTTAAATTAATAATAATATACTGTATTTAAAGCCTATAGGTTTATAGTAAGTGTATATCCGCATACGCGCGCGGTGTAAGTATATATAACACCGTAAAAAATTAAGGCTTGACTTTAAGCCCAAAAATAGTGTATACCAAAAGCAGAGAGATTAACAGATTGGAGGTGTGAAATATATGCAGGATATAGAGAGTGTAGATATTACAAGGCTTATAGTTGATCTGGGTACGGTACAGATATACACATCAACTGTGCAAGATTTAATAGACAACGCTTGCATAGAATTTCACATTGACGATCTGTTAAAAGCTGGTCAAAGACAGTGGAAAGCTGTTATGCAGTATGTTGGTATGCATCTATTCCCAGATACTAAAGTATTAAAGGACAAGAGTTTAAGTCCTCTTGGTAATGCAACTATACCGACTAACTGTAACAGATATGACAGAGAGGTATTATATAAACTTTGTGATTATTATATATATATATCCAATGTTTACAGTAAGTTGGTGAGTACAGTAGCATTCAGTTATTTTTGTAATATACCCACTACAACATTTGACCTATGGAAAGATGAGGAATCAAGTTCGGTGGCTTTTAAGATTTGGCAAAAACTGCAACGATCTCGTAAGGATTGTATCCTTGATCGTGCATACGACTCCAATAGCCCTGTGGGCACTATGTTCGTGGGCAACAATGAATTCGGCATGAATCAGCCTGGAATTGGAGATAATGCCACCCAACGCAAGGCAATCACAGCGCAGGAGTTGCCAAGACTGGACGAGAAAAAGAGCCAAGAATTGCACGCAATCGACACACAATTCACAGATGTAGCGGCAAATAATATGGTTTAAATTGTGTGTGGTTATTCTACAATTCACAAATGCAGTAATATCAAGGGTTGTAGCGTTTTAACTATTCGTGAACTATTCGGAAAAGTGGAGTTAAGCGAATAGTTATACATAGGGCATATGGAATTGTGCTAAGTGTTTGAGAATGATAAACAATTCTAACAAAGCAAACAAGTCAAGAAAAGCAGAGCAAACAATGGTCCTGAATGCATGGGGAGGGGTCTGACAGAAGGACCACCGGGCAGCTACTAAGTCCCTTAAATACCTCAAAAAATAAAAAGCCACTTACAACACCCATTGATTTTCACCGTAAATAGGCTATAATAAATTTATAACAATTCACTTTCACGTTGCGAATCGCAACTACATTTCCAAAAAATTTTTAAAAATAAAAAGAGTGTTTCGGACAGGAGAATGATATATGACCGGGAATAAGTATCAGTCATTAGCCATGCGGACAAACGATCGCAAAGCAACAGGCAGAATACTTGAAAATATTTTAACGTGCGATATGAAATATATTCTACAGCAAAATTTGATCGCAGAAGACGAACAGCATCTTGATTTTGGCGGAATCTTTAATGCTTGCCTTGGACTATCCGGTGAAGTTGGAGAATTTAACGACATAATCAAAAAATGGATTTTCCACGAGAAACAGCTTGATATTGACCACGCAAAGAAAGAAGCAGGCGATATTTGTTGGTATCTTGCAATGATTTGCGAATCCTTCGGCTGGAGCCTTGATGAGATCATGCAAATGAATGTAGACAAGCTTAAGGCGCGTTACCTAGAAGGCTTTGATACTGAAAAAGCAAATCACAGGGCGGAGGGCGATGTGTAATGACAGAGTGTAAAGAATGTTGTGGCACCTGTAAATATGGCTCATACGACAAGGTAAACGGTTACGTTTGCGTGAATGACGAAAGCGATTATGTTGCTGATTTTGTAGAATTTAACCATGTATGCGATGAATGGGAAGGAAAGAGACAATGACAGTAGTTTCACAGAAAAAAGATTTTGTGTTCGATTTCGATTCACACGTTATTGCGCAAAGGGGAGAATACATATATCTTCACATTGACGGAAGAGACGTTGAGATTGGAAAATACGAGTCGCATGAACGCGCACAAGAAGTACTTAAAGAGATGATTGAAAATAACGTCATAGAGGTTGCCTATTATATGCCGGAGGTGTAAAAGATGGATATTATCAAAGCAATTATATCAACGCTTGATTTTCTGCTGATCGTATTATTTTTAAGTTTTGCGATAGAGGGAAAAGAGGACAAAGCACAAGTTATTGGATTTATTTCACTTTCGCTATTAATTGGTTCTAACATACTTTTGATGTGGAGTTAATAGATGGTAATTTATGATTCGATATTTGGTATTTACTTTCTGCCACCAATTTTGAGCGTGGTCGAAAGAATACATATAACAAAATCAAAGGAACCGGAAAGCGCCGGAGATTTACTCAATCTGGATAGTGACGCCGAGCACCAGAGCGAGAAATCGGAGCATCCGGTATAGCTTAAGTCCGCGGGCAATGATTCTTGGCAGTTGGGCGTTGGCGCTTGAATCATGTTCGCGGACGAAAAAACATTGGGCTATCGCCAAACGGTAAGTCACAGGATTTTGATTCCTGCATTCCGGGTTCGAATCCCGGTAGCCCAGCTTGACCGTTTGCAAGTAGGCGGTCAACATATGCTTATTCATAATAAGGCATATATGAACCCATTGACGTTGTTTCAGGCATTGGGTTCTCCTTTCACCAACTAGGACGCTTTCTGTTAAGGACGGTGCGAGACCGTCCGGTTGGTCTATATCATGCGTCTATCCAACGGCACATGATCGTGTAACGCATAGCACGTAAAACATATTGCTAACCGTCTCGTGGCGGTTATGATCGGTTAGTCGAGCGGTAAGACACCACCCTTTCACGGTGGCAACACGAGTTCGAATCTCGTACCGATCATGGGCGATGTTGCCAGTACACCCCTAGTGTGTTTATTACAGAAATACAGGTGCTAATCAATATACCGGTTAAACTTAGCACAGGGAACTGGATTGAGCGGTTGCCATTCAAAAGATGGCGCCAACCGCTGACTAAAAGAAACTTGCACTTGGGGTAGTGTGGAGCAAGTAAAAAACGGAAACTGCTCAGCTATGCAGATATGGTGTAATGGTATCACAGGAGATCGCTAATCTCTCCAACGAGTAAAATCGTTGTCAAGGTTCGAGTCCTTGTATCTGCGCTCTTGCCCGAGCGAAAATCCTAGGTATGCCTTGGGTGTTGATGTGTGACGGAATAGGTAAACGGAATTGTCGTAGAGAATTGGTTGAAACCGACAACATAGATGACCAGATTGTACACTCCTGCGTGGTGCAAATCCACGCCACATCAATTCCTTATCTCCACTTAGTCTGGCACTACTGCAATAGTTCAGGTCGATGGGAGACTTATGGATGGTAGCGGTATAATTGGCAACAGAAAACCCTTCCGTGATTAGAAATTGCAGATTTGAAAACGGTTGGCATGGTTTTGGCTGACAGGGTTCGATTCCCTGTGCCGCTATTCGATGATAAAAAACATTGTGTAATATTTATATCAAACAAAAGACACGGAATCTCACGAGGATTCCGATTTTTGCTATGATTTGGGTACAAAATATGAAAAACTGCGTGAATTGCGGCGCACCGATTGAAATCGATAAAAAGGTGTGTCCTTATTGCAAAACTCCATATGATGTAAGCGGATTCAAGGCTGAAATAGGGGAAATGTTCGGAGAAATTACGATTGGTGGAAAAACAAGTAGAGTATATCTAGGAAATGTAGAACGCAATCAGCTATTAATCGAGCCATATTATGATGCAAATGGTATTTTGCATCGTGAGATTCCAAAAACAATGCGCAAATTTACTTTGATTGAGGTGTGAATTATGACAAGTTGCTTGTGCTGTGGAATGCTAATACTTGACTCCGAAGTTGATAGGTGCCCTTATTGCAAATACCTATTTACACAGATTCCGGCAAGGAACGTTCCAGAAAGTCAGCCGGAGAAGGTGGAAACGGCAATATTTGAAAACGTGGTATTTAATAAAGGGGAGGGGCGGAAGAATGTGTGATTTTTGTCGGAATAAAAAGAAAATCATTGATGGTAAAGGAAATTTAGTTCTTTTTGGAGCTGAAAATAACATGATTTTCGACAATAGCGATGGAAAAGAGGTTGCAGGAGCCGTAAAAATTAATTTTTGCCCTATCTGCGGCAGAAAGTTGGTGGAATGATGAAGCGGGAAAAAGAAATTCTATGCACATGTATTAATCATGAAAATTGTCCATTAGACCCGGCTAGTTGCGGATGTTCAATAGAAACTACGACTTTTGAAGACGCTTGTATAGGTAAAAGAACATTCATTCCGGGAATCAAATGTGATAAGTGAGGGTTTTTATATGAAACATCAAAAAGAATGGCGCGCTTGCGATAGGTGTGGTGCTGAAATTGAAAAAGGAAAACTGTGCGGAAATTTGATTACACAGAACAGCACTTTTAATACTGTATACGACTTGTGCCCTAAGTGTATGGAAGATTTTGAGGAGTTTATGAGAAATGACAGTTAATATGGGAACCCAAACCTATGAAATGAGCCGCAAGCAGGCAAAAGCTATCCTTGGAACGGCTAAGGAACTTGCAAATTGCAACATATACGGCATCGAAAAAGATAATGTGGTGATTATGCTGAATGAAAAGCATGAGGACGATATGAGCCTTAAAAAAGCCGTAGGGGAGTATAAAAAGAAAGGGTTCAAGGTGCATTGGAAATGAAGATAATTAGAAATGGCGATTTGAGATACGCAAGAAAGCCTTTGCAGTTTGAGTGTAAGAATTGCAAAACCGTTTTTGAAGCGGAAAAGACTGAATATGAATATTGTGGAGATCAAAGGGAAGGCGATAACTACAAGTGTGAATGCCCATTGTGCCACAAAATGGTATATTACAATTGAAAAATATTAACCAACTATCAAAAAGACCAAGAAAAAGAAGAAATCGTAAAAGAACACGTAGTTGCAAGAATTTAAGGGGGCGATATTATGAATAAAATTGTTATGGCAACTGTAATTATTCTTGCTTTGTGCGCAATCATAATCAATCTTATAAACTGCAAATTTTATTCAGACTTTATCAGCATAAAGTGCAACAGAAGCGCGAAACACAGAAAGTATGCACGCTTAACTACTAAAGAAGTTAAGAAAAGATACTATCCAGAATACAGATATGCAGTTGTTAGTTTTGAACTTGGCAATTATCCATTATGGATTTGTAAAGATATTGACGAAGCAAAAGAAAGGGTAAAATGGAGTGGTTATCAATTTGGAATCATGCCTATCTATAATTCAGATGGAACAGTGAAATTATATGATGGATAATAGAGCATAGGAAACCGAAGTTTCCTTCGGATGATAAGAAGATAAGAGAGTACATAAATGTACTTGAAAACAGAATTGATGAATTAGAGAGATAATCAGACCAAGAAAATAGTCTTTAAATAATTTCCGAAACACTAAGAGGTGCGCACAATATTGGTGTGCTAAGAATAGCTTTTACTACTGACTACGCATATTACCGGCTAACAAACAGTTAGTCATTACATTACTTTACTTTAAGGAGCGAATACATGGAGTACCAAGGCGCAATTAAAGAAATGGAAAAAGGAATAAAAAGACTTCGAAAAGAATTAGACGAAGCCAAGTTAGGAATAAAAACATCACAGAACGAGTCTCTTATTTGTGATGATACGATGAAAATAGATATTCTTGGAACAGAATACAGAATTGAAACCCACAAAGTATCAGAGGACAGTTTCATGGAGGAAAAAAGTCTTGCAGGATATTGCGGAGAAGATAGCAAGCTGATCGTAATTGCCGACATGTCGGAAGAAAAGTACTTTCCAGATATGAACGAGAAAGAGAAAGAATCATACCGAAAAAGAACTTTAAGGCATGAAATTATCCATGCATTCTTCAATGAAAGTGGTTTATCTGATTCTTCGAATTGCTACAATGGTGCATGGGCAAAGAATGAGGAAATGGTTGATTGGCTTGCAATTCAAGCCCCGAAAATCTTTTCTACGTTCAATAAAATGAATATTTTGTAAACATGCATTACCGGCTACAGATTGATTGTAGCCGCTAACCTAAAACAGTTATAGGCAGAGGTCAAGGCACTTCTGCTTTTTGCGGAGGTGCTTTTTATTTGGCTTCAAAGCAGTTAATCAATGCAGTAAATGGATATGAAAATTACATACAGAGAAAAGGCGTTGATGAACAGGTAATAGATGCCCTTTTGAAAGCGTGCAATGTGGCAATTCGGACGGAAAAAGATGTTGACTACGGATTGACTATAACCGAAAGAACAAAGGCTTTAATCAACGAATTTACGCAGAAAAATGCGGGTGGTAGCATATGGGAACTTGAACGATATGCGCAGAATCACGACATTAAAGGCGGATACAAACTTGTGGATCAGTTCTATGAAGTCTTGCGGTTAGAAAGCTTTTATCGTTTCGAGAGCTTCATCTACTTTATGGAGCGCAAAAGAAATTGGAGCAAACGGTTTTATTATCCGCGCCGCAAGACGCTGAATATAGTCGCCAACGATCTTGAAGATTTGGAAAACCGAAAGATTAAATTTTACGGATTGTCAATGCCATCGCGTGTCGGTAAATCGACTATCTGTATTTTCTTTCTTGCGTGGGTGGCTTTGCGCAGACCAAACAGCCATAGTGCTATGGGTGGTCACTCTGGTATTTTGGCAAAAGGATTTTACAAGGAACTGATGAATCTTTTTACCACGGAAGAATATACCTTTGCGGAACTTTTTGCTTATTGGCATCCGGAATACGCAAACGCATCAATTCCTACAGACAAGAGCGCGGACGAATTTACGATCACGCTTGGAGATCCGGACAGATTTGCAACCGTAACGTGCCGTGGTATTGATGGAACATGGACAGGAGCGGTCGATGTTTCAAAAGACGGATATTTGTATGTCGATGACTTGGTTCGCGATCGTGAGCATTCATTAAGCCCTACTCGAATGGAAAACACATACCAAGAGTACCTAAACAAGATGGTTGACCGTAAAAATGACGGTGCAAGAGAATTGATGGTTGGTACTCTTTGGAATGTTTTAGATCCATTAGAGCGCATGAGAAAGCAATATGAGCATGATCCGCAATACCGGTTCCGTAAGATTCCGGCACTTAATGAAAATGACGAAAGCAATTTCGCATATGAAATCAACGGATTTTCCACGGAATACTACAGAGATATGAGAGATAAGCTTGACAATGCCGAATGGATGGCTAAGTTTATGCAGCAACCATATGTCCGCGAAGGATTGCTTTATACAGATTTAAGATTATTTAATGGAATCCTACCGGATGGAGATTTCCGGCGCATCGGAGTTGTGGATGTCGCCTGGGGCGGCGGCGATAGCTTGTCAATGCCGATAGGGGCAGAATATGAAAACGGAGATGTTTATATTTACGATTGGGTATTCAACAAAGGCACGAAAGAGGTAACAATCCCTCTTGTTGTTGGACGAATTATCGGGAATGAGATTCGGCAGACAAGATTTGAGGGAAATACCGGAGGAGATCTGTATTGCCAATATGTAGATGAAAAGTTGCAGGAACAGGACTATAAATGCTCATGCACAAGTAGAAAAGCACCAAATAAGGTTGAAAAGTTATCGAAGATCATAGCATATTCCGGGGATGTTAAGAGAAAATTCATATTTCTTGATACGCACCGACCGACGCAGGAACAAATGAAGAAAGATTCAGATCTTGGAGTAACAAGATATTACAGAAATGACGAATATCAAGCGGCGATGGATGAACTTTCTATGTTTGTAAGTATTGGCGGTAATGAACACGACGATGCCGCAGACGGTTTAACCCAGCTTGAAATGTTTATAGAGAACCCAAACAATACCGCAAAGGTAGAAGCGGCAGTAAACCCATTTAGGAGGTATTAGGATATGACAACAGACAAATATCTTTCACAGATAAGTAGAATCGACCATGCGATTGCAAATAAGCTGGAAGAAATCAAAAGGCTATCCGATATGGCAACATCTATATCCATATCTCCAAAAGAGGTAGATGTACAATCATCCGGCAACCCCGACAAAATGGGGAGCGCGGTATCGAAAATTGTTGATTTACAGAATGAGATCCAGACGCTTGTAGATGAATTGGTTAATAAAAGACGAATTATCATATCGCAAATTGACAGCATGGATAATACAGATGTGTATATCGTGCTTTCATCACACTACGTTAATGGAAAAGATTGGAACTTGATTTCCGTTGAGATGAAATATTCATACAGGAACATTATGAAACTTAGAAAAAGAGCATTGCAGGAGTTTGAAAGACGTTATGGAGAGCTTTATTCTGAAAAGAGTGCATAAAAGTGCACAATAGTTCGCACTCTTTCACAACATTTCCTAAAACTTGCATGGTATACTAAAAGAGTAGAAAAAACAAAATCCTACAACCCCAAAAGCATATAACCCGTAAAAAGCACTGTCAGAAATGGCGGTGTTTTTTATTTACAAAAAAGAGACTTCTATGGAAAAAGTAACTATATATTGCCCGGATTGCGGAAGAATTGCCGGACATTACGATGGGAGATCTACGATAGATCATCCGTGTAAATGTAAAAAATGCAATCATATTGTGATTTATCGCGTGGCAACAGGCAAAGTTGAAACAAAGCCAATACCAAAACGCGCTTGCAGTAGTGGAGTTTTATTTATATGAATACACAGTATTTTCATGACCTTGTAAAAGGAAGATACGGAAGAAAAATTGCATATGCTAACGTAGAACAGATTACGGCAGACAATATCGTAAATGTTGTCGGAAACTGCATTGGTGCATTTTATTTCAACAAGACGATCATTCGGTATCTGTGGAACTACTACAAGGGCGATCAGCCTGTATTGTACCGAACAAAGGTGCAAAATGCGGATATAACCAATAAGGTGCCTGAAAACCATGCCTATGAGATTGTTCAATTCAAGGTTGGTCAGACTTACGGTGAGCCAATTCAGCTTATCAGCAGGAAAGACGATGACCGTATAAACAATGCGGTTGATGAATTTAACGATTATCTGACCGATGCTAATAAGCAGGAAAAGGACATTAAGGCAGGAGAGTGGCAATCAGCAACCGGAACGTCATTTAAGGCGGTACAGATTACAAAAAATGGAGATATACCATTTAGAATTGTTGCACCAACACCAATGAACACGTTTGTTATCTACAGCCGTTCCACAGAAGAACCACTTTTAGCAATCCAAGAGCTTAAGGATGCCGATGGACAGATGTATAAACTCTGCTACACGGATTCTTACGAGTGTAAGATTGTGAACGGAGAGGTTCGAGATTGGCAACTGCATGGCTTTGGAGGAATCCCGATTGTTGAGTTTCCGAACAACCATGAGCGCATTTCTGATATTGAGCTTGTGATCGGACTATTGGATGCAATCAATACAATGCAGTCAAACCGAATGGATGGCGTTGAGCAGTTTGTTCAGTTTTGGATAAAGTTTGTAAATTGCGACATTGACCCGGAAACCTTTGAAAAAATGAAGATTTCCCATGCGCTGACGGTAAAATCCAACAATGAGCAGAATAAATCAGATGTTGACATTATGACACAAGAGTTGAATCAGACAGAGTGCCAGGTTGCAAAGGATGATTTATGGGATAATGCACAGTCCATTCTTGCCATACCGAATAAGAACAACAATAATTCCGGTGGAGATACACAGGGGGCGGTTGAGCTTAGAAACGGATGGGACTTCTCAAAGTCAAGAGCCAAACTGAAAGACCCAATTGTAAAGTCGGCTGAAAAAAGACTTGCGAAAGTTGTTTTGAATGTGATTCGTATACAGGATCACGATTTGGGATTGAGTTTGCGGGACTTTGATGTTCAGATTAACCATAGCCCGCAAGACAATATGTACACCAAGTCGCAGACATTATATCAGCTTTTACAAGCTGGTATTCATCCGCTTGTGGCAATTAAATCTGTCGGGCTTTGGGGAGATGCAGAAAAGACATTCCTGTTGTCAAAGCCATACTTGGATAATCTGTGGAAAACCATTGATGATGTAGAAGCACAGGAACAAAAAGCACAAGAGTTGATAAATAAAATGAATACAGATGGCACACAGAGCCAGACAAACAAAGATAAGACAGTCACCGAGTAATCGGCGGCTGTCTTTATTTTATAAAAATTCGCAAAGTTGTGAGCGTAAAAATCAACAATGTCGTTCGGTGTCGTTGCACCGTATAAAAATTCGTATGACATATCGGAGGTAATGAATGAAGAGAGAAGATCTGATTGCTATGGGATTAAGCGAGGAAAACGCAGACAAGATCATGGCAGATTACGGAAGTTCCGTACAGAGAGCCAAAGCAAAGGTTGACGAGTACAAGACAAAGGCTGACAAAGCTGAAGAGTTGCAGAAGCAGCTCGATGATATCGAACAGGGAAAGCTCACGGAAGTCGAGCAGGCAAATAAGAACCTCGAAAAAGCCAATGCGAGAATCGCGGAACTTGAAAAAGCGCAGGCAATAGCCACGCAGAGAGCCAATGCCGCATCTAAATTTAATGTTACCGCAGAGCAGGCAGCACAAATCGTAAAAGACGATGGCAGTTTTGATTATGACGTTCTTGGAAAGATTATCTCTGAAAAAGAGACCGCCGCAGCGCAAGCCAAGGAACAGGAGATTGCAAATGGCAGTACGAATCCGGGCGGTGGCACGGCTGGCGGTAATAAAGACAACGAAAAGACAGCGGATGTCGAGAATGCTGAAAAGATTACTTTTGGAAGCAATTCGGCTACTGCAGAAGAAAAAAATCATTATGTAATTTAGGAGGTAAAAATCATGGGTAAGCCTATTGAAAGAGATTTTACTCAAGAACTTGGTATTTTAAAACATTTCCCTTATTTGGGAGCCGCTTGTATTGTTCCGCAGACAATGGTAACAAGCGCAGACGCAAACGGAAGAAAGATCGTAAAAGGTGGAACACCATTTCCATCCAACGATGAAAGCTGTGTCGGATATCTGCTTAATGATGTTGACGTAACGATGGGGGATGCACCGGGAACTTACGTTTACGCGGGCGATATCGACAATGCGAAACTTACAAAGAACGGAGTAACTGTTGAGGAAACGGCAAAAGCCAAAACCCCAAGAGTTACTTTTTTTGATTAAAGAAAGAGGTGTAAATTATGGCATTACCATTAGCAGAAGCATTTACCGCAAGAAGTCTCGGTGTAATGTGGAATAACTATGAAAAGACTTTAGGTTCTCAACCTTATCTCGGCAGACAGAAATTTGGTACAAGAAAGCAGGAGAGCCTTGACCTTAGATTTATTAAGGGAAAGAGCGGTCTTCCGGTTTCACTGAAAGCATCTAACTTTGATGCACAGGCAGAGTTGAGAGATGTTGGCGGTTTCTCTGATATCCAAAACGAGATGCCTTTCTATCGTGAGTCCTACATGGTAACAGAGAGAGAGGAGCAGGAATACGACAATTACAGAAATGCAGAGAACACTTCTCTTGCAAATGATGTACTTCGTGAGATCAGCAAAAAGCCTATGATGCTGATCGAGGGCGCGAGAGTCGTACCAGAGAGACAGATTTGGAGCTTGCTTGCACCGGCTGACGGTGTACCGAAGATTGATGTAAATATCGGAAAGAAGAAGTACACAGTCGAGTACACCTCAGATGCTGGCGAAGCACACAAGAAAGATCACTTTGTTGAGATTTCAGGTGAAGCCGATAAGTGGAACGTTCCGGCAACGGCAACACCGCTTGATGATCTTATCGAGACAAGACGTAACTTTGCTAAGAAAACCGGATATTCTCTTACAAGATTCAGTATGAACACAGAGACATGGGAAATGGTATTAAAGGCAGAGGATACAAAGAAACAGGTTCTCGGTATTACTGCATACACAGGCGGTATTCGTTTACAGCAGTCGCAGGTAACTGAATATCTGCGCGGCTACGGAATTGAGATCGAGGTATACGATAAGTTATACGTTGATCCGGCTGACGGTCAGACAAAATACTTTATTCCAACAGGAATTGTATCTTGTCAGTGTGCCGGAGTTTATCTTGGTGACTATGTATTTGGAAAGACACCGGAAGAAAGAAGCGGAAGTCTTACAGACGGAAACCTTTCTATCGTAGAAACCGGTATTTCTGTTTACACATATGCTACAAACCATCCAATCAATACTCACTGCGTAGTATCCATGATCGGACTTCCAACATTTGAGGGAATGGACAGCGTTGTTGTAATGAAAGTTATGTAGGAGGTGATCCAGCGTGGTAGCAACACACACAATTAAATGTGGTGGAAAATGGTACAAGGCAGGAGAAAAAATGCCGGAGAGTAATTCTCCGGTATCTTCCGTTGGGTATACAAAGACCGAAATCAACAGAATGAGTACCGCAGACTTGCAAAAACTTGCCACGGAGCAGGGGATTGAAAACGCACAAGCGACAAGCGGTGCGGAACTGAAAGAAATTATGATTGCAAAGTTTAAATTGTAGGAGATCGCTTATGTCATACACGCTTGTCGAACAAGTAAAAATTCGTTTAAAACAATTTCATATAGAAGAGGTAGAGGACGAAACGACCGGAGAAAAGTCCGATAAAGTTGTGTTTGATGAAAAAGAATGTAACCCTTTGATTGAACAGCTTTTAGAGCAGGCAAGGAAAGAGATTATCAGCAGACGGAACTATCCGGACACATACACGCAAGACCAGATTGACAGTGATGTTAAGAACTATGAAAACATTATGGTCAATTTGGCAGTGTACGACCGGTCGCAGGCAGGAGAAGCATACATGGCAAGTTTCTCCGAAAACGGTGTGAGCCGTACATGGAAAGACCGTGAAAGCCTTTTTGTTGGAGTGTTTCCGTTTGTAAAAGCAATGTGATTAAAGAAGATTGAGCGTGACCATTATGGTTGCAGGCGGCGCACATTAAGCGGTGGTGGGCAGTGTGCCAAAAGGAGATTCAAATGAAAAGTATTTTGATTCAAACTTATCTTGTGGCACTTCCGATAGTGCTTGGATATATAGTTTGGCTTCTTAAACAGCAAAAGAAAAGCAGGGATGCGAACAGTAAAGGAACAATGCTTCTTTTGCGCGTCCAACTTATTGAATACCATGCAAAGTACACCAGAATAGGAGAAATACCGTCATATGCCTATCAGAACTTCTGTGAGATGTATGATGCGTATCATGCGTTAGGTGGAAACGGAATGGTCACGAAAATGAAACATGAGATTGAAGAGATTCATATAGGGAAAGGAGATAAAAGCCATGAGGAATTGGAAGGATTGGACTAAGAAAGCCGGAATCCGAGCAATCAAGACTGTTGCACAGGCGGCTATTGCAGGAATTGGAACGGCGGCATTTATGGGTGCTGTGGATTGGAAATATGTTCTTTCTGCATCAGTCCTTGCCGGGGTGTTATCGCTTCTGACAAGTGTTGCCGGAATCCCGGAGGAAAACACCAATGCTTGACATTAACAAGCAGGAAATGAAATATTCGCAATCCGGTCAGAGGGTATTCATCCCACAAACTGACGAAAATGGAGATATTGTCTATGAAGGGTACAAGGATTCCGATGGGAACTTTGTACCTTATTTAGATTCCGAAGGCAACAAGATTCCAAAAGGCGAGGAAGTTGAAGGGTTTTCAGAACCTACGACATTCAAAGCCAATATCAGCAATAAGTTGTCAGAAGCCCTTGTGAAAGAATTTGGAATTGATGATAGCACATCATACTGTCAGCTTGTCACGGATAAAGGATATTTGCCACTGAAAGCCGGCGATGTGGTGTGGAAACGTTCGGAAGTCAAACGCACTGATGATGGACTTGTGGATTCAGAAACCGCAGACTACATCGTAAAAGGCGTTGCGGATGAAGGACTGACCACGGATTTGTTTTTGCTTCGGAAAAATATTAAGTAGGTGATTGCGTGGCAAAGAAAACTATTTCAATGACATTATCCTCTAAATCCATACAAGACGCCATAAAGGAGTTAGAAAAGTACCGCAATAGTTTACAGGCTAAATGCGATTTACTTGTTTCTAGGCTTGCACAGATAGGTCAGACGGTGGCAATACAACACATATCGGAATCACCATTAGGAAACACGATAACGGTAAGGGTAGATAAAGCACCGCAGTTAATGACCTCGAACGCGATTCTCATTGCGACCGGAAAAACGGTAACGGCAGAAGATAGAGAACCATTCTATACTTTGTTGGCGGTAGAGTTTGGAGCCGGTATTTTTTATAATTCCGCAGAGAACCCCAAAGCACCGGAACTTGGATTCGGTGTCGGCACGTATCCTGGGCAAATACACGCTTTTGAAGATGGTTGGTACTATTGGGATGATAAGACCGAAACATGGCGTTATACCCACGGTATCAAAGCCACAATGCCTATGTATAATGCGGAACAACAGATTATTCAACAGTATGTAAAGATTGCAAGGGAGGTATTCGGTGGAAAATGAGTTAAATAGTTGGGCACTTGATTTTGAAGATACCTTATGTTCCCTTTTGAAATCGTACATGGAAAGCAAGGTAAGAGGAATTAAAGTGACGCAAGATGAAGAATCGGGCGGCACCGCAACATTCCCGACGCTTTTAATCAGACAAATCGGTGGAACAGAAGCCGGACGGACTAATGAAGCAAAGACAATCAATGCAATTCGCCCAAAATTTCAAATTACAATAACGAATAAAGGGAAAAGAGAAGATATTAAGGACATCGCGTTATATGCGGTGTCTTTTTTTAAACAACAAATGTTTGAGGTATCAGATACAGTCTCAACAATTTCCAAGCAAGTGCGAACGGTTACATTCCGTGCAACTCGCGTAATTGGAAACGTTGAGCATTTAGATCAGCTATAAGCAGAAAGGAAGTAGAAAATATGGCATCAACAAGTTATAAAACGCGTGCGATTATTAAAGAGCACACAAATGAACAGACAGATTTTGCGGGAACTTACAACCTCTTGATGGCCGCTAAGTCGATGCCTTCTCCGGTTCAGCCACCAAACACAGTTGAATCAACGACTATGGAAGATGGTCAGCAGACATTTGAAGAAGGTATTAAAACTGCGGACGCACGAGAGATCACGGGAAACCTTGAAAAAGCGCATCTTGACAAGATTGATGAGCTTTCAGGCAAAAAAGTTGACATTATTCAGCTTTATGGCACTGATGGAGTTGGTGGCGTAGCCAAGTATGCGCAAACAGGAACAGTTACCGCAACGCCTAACGATGTAGGCGGCAACGATGAAATTCTTGAAATGACCGCAACGATTATCCCGGCAACCACTGCTGAAAAGTGTACAGACAAACTTAAGGTCGTTGATAACAACGATGGAACATTCACTGTAACAGTGGTGGGGTAAAAAGCCTGTCGGACGAGCAATCGACCGCACCGGTAGGCGAGGATGAACGGTCGATAGCAGAACTTGAAGCAATAAGATAAGCAACAATGGGGCGGTGGCAACACTGCCCCTTGCCAATATAGGGCAGAAAGGCAAGGTAAAACATGAAAGTTAAATTAGGTGGAAAAGAATATACAATTCAGTTTGCAACAAGACCATCGTTAAAATCACATATCTTACAGGATATTATGAAGACACAGGACATGGAAGATATTTCCTCTATGGAAGATATTCTTCTTGAAACGCTTCCTAAGACACTTCTTGTGGGATTGCAGATGCATCACAATGAAGAATTTGGATATGATTACAAAACAAACGAAGGCTACGATGAGCAGCTTGAGAAGGTGTCCAACATTCTCTATGATGCGATTGATACAAACGAGGTTAACTGCATGGATTTATTTGCTGATATGCAGAAGGAAATGATGACAAACGGTTTTTTAGCGCAGATGATGGAGTCGTTGGAGAGAGCACAGAAGCAGGAGAAGGAGGAGAAAAAGACCCCATCCAAAGCGAAAGCCAAGAATTAACATGGGAATATTACGTTGCGGAAATCCGTCCGTTTTACCTTATGGCAACGAAAGGCTACGGATTTTCCGTTGATGATATAGATATGATGAATCCAGAGTTGCTTAAGCCTTATGTGGATGCATATAAGGCAGAATGGAAGCAACGCGACATGGAAATGTATATGTGGTTTGGCAGATATGCAACATCAGCACTTGTGACAGCAATAGATGCTACATTCGGTAAGGGTAATAGTAAGTACGTGAAAGAAACTTGCTATGATTCCATCGAAAAGCATAATACGGACGATCCCGATGCGGAGATACGAGAAATGCTTAAGGCAGAAGAAGCATGGGCGGCTGAATCAAGGAAATCACATTTACCAAAGCCAAAGATAGTTTAAGAAAAGAGGTATTACCATGGCAGTAATTATCGGAAGTGCGCGACACGATGAACACGGAAACTGCTATTCTGGCGGAAAAGCCGGAGACCAGACCGGACAGGAAGTGTCTACGCAGAAGTTTTACAACCATTCTAAGGGATGGAATGTGTTAAGAGCAAAGGATAATAAGGTTGCGGAGAAGTTAGCTGAAGCTATGAAGATTGCGTGTGGCAACAAAAACATCGGCTATGACCAATCGGAACGCTACGGAGTCATTAAACATGGCATTAGCGCAAAGGTTAAGACGGAATGCGATTGTTCTTCTCTTGTACGCGCTTGTATTATCCATGCATTCGGGAAGGATGTAGGAGATTTCAATACTGCAAACGAAAGAATCATTCTTTTGAAATCCGGCTTGTTTACCGATGCTGGTTCTTACCGAATCGGAGAACTGCTTTACAACGGGGACATTCTTGTGACGCGTACAAAAGGTCACACTGCAATCGTTGTAAGTGGAGCAAAGAAAAATGCAAGCAAGTATTATTCGATGTATACCGGAAAATCTGGATCAATCGTTGAAGCATTAAAAGCGGTTGGAGAAGATGATGTATCGAAAGAACATCGCGCGGAAATCGCAAAAAAGAACGGATTTTCCAATTTTAAGTTTACATCAGAGGAAAATTCAAAGATGATTTCTCTTCTGAAAAAGGGAAAACTGAAAAAGTAATTCAAGGGCGGTAGGGGTCAAATCCTACCGCCTTTTTCTAAAACTACATAAAGGAGGTGGAACTGTTGGAATTAGAAACCTTAGAGGTCAAGATTCAAGCACAGGCAAGACAGGCTAATGGTCAGATTGATGCGCTGATAACAAGGTTGGGAAAGCTATCTTCATCCTTGCAAAGCATAGATTCTAGCGGAATTAACCGGTTATCAACCGGAGTAAACCGATTGTCAAACTCAATGAGTGCCATGCGCAGTGTTGATTCAAGGTCATTCTCGACTCTTGCAAGAAACATCAAAACGCTTAGCAACATTGACACAGGAAAGATAAATGCAGCAGCCGGAGCAATGCGACAGATTTCAAAGTCGGTAAGCTCGTTTTCCGGTATGTCAAAATCGGTGCAAGGGTTATCGGAATTAGCCGGAGGAATCAAGCAACTTGGTTATACAAGCTCAACAAAGGCTATCGAGAATATACCAAAACTTGCGGTTGCAATGCGTCAGCTTATGTCCGAATTGTCGAAAGCCCCTAGCGTAAGCCGGAATATTATTGACATGACAAACGCATTGGCAAAATTATCACGTACCGGTGGAGCGGCAGGAACAGCGGCAAAAAGCATCACAAGCTCATTTAGTGGATTTAGTTCCGGTGCTTCTGCGGTTACCAAGAAGTCATTTTCCCTTGCGTCTGCAATCGGAAAAGTGTATGCAACGTATTGGACTTTATTCCGAGCATTTAGGCTACTTAGAGATGCAATCGACATATCATCCTCACTGACAGAGGTTGAGAACGTTGTAAGACAGACATTCGGGCAGTATGAAAGCCTAATTAACAATTTCGCAAAAACATCCATTGAAAAATTTGGTATGTCTGAATTGTCTGCGAAACAGTTTGCAAGCCGTTTCCAAGCAATGGGAACTGCCCTTGATATTCCACAAGGGCAGATGGCAAAAATGTCTATCCGGTTAACAGAATTAGCCGGAGATATGGCTTCTTTCTATGATGTGAGTCAAGAAGATATTGCCAAGAGTCTGCAATCTGTATTTTCCGGTACTACGGCACCTATGCGACGTTATGGTATCGACTTGACACAGGCAACATTAAAGGAATGGGCGTTAAAGCAGGGGCTTGATGCGAACATTTCATCAATGACGCAGGCTCAAAAAGCTATGTTGCGTTATCAGTATGTACTTGCACATACAACCAATATAACCGGAGATTTCGCACGTACAGCAGATACATGGCATAACCAAATAACCATGCTTAAAGAGAACTTCAAAGCACTTGGAGCGGTCGTTGGTGGTGGTTTAATCAATGCGTTTAAGCCATTTATCAAGGCACTTAATGCAGTTCTGCAGAAGGTTATTTCCTTCGCAGAAATGGTAACAAATGCTTTAGGTTCAATCTTCGGATGGAAGTATGAAGCAAGCAAAGGGGCAGGAATCAGCGGTCTTGCCGACGATATTGGAAGCGCATCTGATGGCATGGACGATTTAAGTGATGCCGCAGGAAGCGCGGGGAAAAACACAGGCAATGTCGCAAAGAATGCCAAGAAAGCAAAAAAGGAAATTCAACAGGCAACTCGTGCATTTGATGAATTAAAGGTTATTTCAAAGCAGAGTAAAGATAACACTTCCGGTTCTGGAAGTGGTGGAAGCGGTGGCGGTTCCGGTTCTGGTGGTTCCGGTGGTGGAGATACCGGAAAACTAGTTCAGACTGACACCATCTTTAAGAAATTCAAAAGCGACATAAAAGACCTTGAAGGACTTGGAAAAGCAATTTCCGGTGCGTTAATTAACGCAATGAAAAAAATTAAATGGAAAAAAGTGTATGCAAAAGCTGAAGGCTTTGGAAGGGGGTTAGCCAAATTCCTTAATGGGCTATTTGAGGGTCAGAAAGGTACAACGCTTTTCGGAGAAACCGGAAAACTGATTGCAAATTCATTAAACACGGTGCTTCATGGATTGGATTCGTTTGGCACAACGTTTAATTGGAAACAATTTGGAAATTCAATCGCAGACGGAATCAACAAGTTTTTCCAAAACTTTGACTTTGCATTATTGGCTCAAACGCTTAACACATGGGCGCAAGGCGTGTTTGATACAGTTACGACAGCATTAAGTAAAATTTCTTGGAAGGATATTTGGAACGGAGCAAAGGAGTTTTTAAGCAACTTAGATGTAGAGACGGTTGCAATTATCATCGGTGCAGTAACAATCAAGAAAATCGGAAAAGTTATATTTGGTGCAGGTATTTTAAGCAAGCTCGGATTGTTAATTAAGGGCGGAATAGTCAGTGCAATCGTTTCTGCACTTGGAGCAGAAAAAGGAACTTCAATAGGAGCGGCACTTTTTGGCGCAATTAAGCGCGGAATCTCCGGATTTGTTACCAAAATAGGACTTGTTATTGAAGGACTATTTAGCGGAATGAATTTTAGTGAAGCTCTTGCGAGTGTATTTGGTGGTTCTGCTTCTACTATATCGTCAGTTGCATCAGCTATCGGAGGAATAGTTTCCGTTGTAACAGGAGCGTTTACGGCAATATATAATTTTGTGCAAATGCTTAAAAATGGATTTAGCTGGTTAAACGAAGCGTTGATGGTTGTTGGAGTTGCAATAACAACAATCGGTGTAATAATTTTAGCACCAATAGAGGGCATTGGAATTGCGATAGCTGCTCTTGTAGGGGCAATCGTTGCGTCTGTTGCTACAATAACTGTTTTGGTCAAGGAACATTGGGAAGAAATCAAAGGAATATTTTCAAAGGTTGGAGAGTGGTTTAATACTAATGTGATTAAGCCAATAAGCGGTTTTTTTAAGGGATTATGGGAATCTGTTTCCGGTTTTTTCTCTTCTTTATGGAAAGATATATCCGGTGTATGGAAAACAGTTTCTGGATGGTTCAATACTAATGTTATAACTCCTATTGTTTCATTTTTCCAAGGATTTTCGAAAAGAGTCGGTCAAATCTTTCAAGGATTGTGGATTATTGTCAAGGCTGTATGGATTGTTGTTTCTGATTGGTTTAAATCAAAGGTAATAGAGCCAATAAAGAAGAATTTTGAATTATTGAAATCGGCAGTATCAACCGCATTTAAGGTTCTATGGACAACTGTGAAATCGGTATGGACGGTGGTTTCCGGTTGGTTTAAGGAGCATGTTACAACACCTATTAAGAATGCTTTTAGTTCAGCAAAAGAATCTATTCAGAAAGCATTTAGCTCGGCAAAGACAGCGATAACCGGTGTGTGGAATAGTGTTTCTAGTTGGTTTAAAGAACATGTAACCACCCCGATAAAAAATGCTTTCTCGAAGATGAAAGAAAGTGTAGCTGGAATATTCGGCAATTTATGGAAGAGCGTAAAAAGTGGTGTTTCCGGGGCGATGAACAGTGTAATTGCAAGAATTGAAAGCGCAATAAACTCACTGATACGCGGAGTAAATAAAGTGCTAAGCGGATTTAATAACGTTGTGTCGGTTGCTGCTAAAGTAGCAGGAGTTGATTGGAGCGGCGTTGATCTTGTTAAGGAAGTGAAACTTCCTAGAGTAAAGGCATATGCAACAGGCGGATTCATGGACAAATACAGTATCGCAAAAGTTGGAGAAAACGGCATACCGGAGATTATGGGAACGGTAGGAGGAAAACCAGCCGTTGCCGGAGGACAGGAGATTACCGGAATCAAAGATGCTATCAATTCAACATCTGCGCAAGAGGTTTCCTTACTACGACAACAAAATCAGTTATTACAAGCTATTTTACAGAAAAATTTCGGAATTACTACAAACGACATAGGAAAAGCCGCAAGGGATTATGGTAGAGAACATTACAATCGAACCGGAGACAATGTATATGTTTTTTAGTGACTTCTATAATTGAACGTGATATAATTCTAAATAAATCATATCACAAGAAAGGAGTCATTATGAGAAACACAAAAAAATTATTAGTAGCGATTGGGTTGGCATTTGCCGTTTTGGTTTCGTCTATGCCAATCCAAAATGCAGATGGGAAACAGATTGTTGCGCAGGCGGCAACTATCAAATTAAGCAGAAAGACTATTAATCTGAAGGTTGGAGAAACGGCAAATCTAAAGGTTAGCGGGACAAAGAAAAAGGTCAAGTGGAGTAGTGGAAATAAGTATGTTGTTTCCGTAACTAAGAAAGGCAAAGTTTTAGCGGTTGGAGAAGGAACGGCATATGTAAAGGCGAAAATAGGAAAGAAAAGTCTTTCATGTAAAGTTACCGTTGTTTCTTCTTTTAATGCAAGCCAAGCAAAGAAAAATATTTCTATAGAATACCAAGACAGTGGTCATGGAGTTGCTGCTATCTTGAAAAACAACAACAAGGTAACTGTTGATCTGGACGCAAAACTTGTATACTACAGAAACGGTAAAATGCTGGATAGCAAAAGCGATTGTAACAGAGCTTTTGAATCCGGTAAGGAATGTGTTCTTTATTTTGACGCACCGAGCGACTCTGATTATAACGATGTTTCTTATGATAACTACAAAATGTCGTTGAGTGTTGATGAAGCAACAAGTGCTGTTTGTGATGTTCGTAATATAATGGTTCAATCGGACATTGGAGCAGATAATGTTACGGTTGAAGCTACAAACGATTCCGGAAAAGATTTTTCATTTGTAAAAATTTCTTGCGTAATGTATGATGCATCTGGCAACTTGATCAAATATGATTATCATTATGCAGAATGTGAAAAGAATGGAGATACAGATTATTTTTCATTTAGTTTTCCGTATGATTCAAATTACGATACGATCTATCCGAGCAGTTATAAGATATATGTTGATGAAGCATATACATATACTTGGTTGCAATAAAAATTGAAAGATAAATGATATTTAAGCCGTAGAAACACGGCTTATTTTATTGGCATCTACCAAACGGTAGGTGCTATTTTTATACCCATTTTTAGGAGGTAAACGATGGGATATGGCGGATATTTAGTAAAGTTTGGGGATTATACCATACCGAACAGTTTAATAAAGCAGGATACGTTTAGTTCCTATGTAAATATGCAGGACAAAGACCCTTGGACGGATGAAAACGGATATGAGCATCGTGATGCCGTGGAACTGAAAGCTTTAAAGGTCGAGTTTGAAACCAAAGCCATGCTGACCGAAAAGCAGTTTGATGATTTTTGGAAGAACATAGAAAAGAACTATACCAAGGCAAAGGAGCGTGGCGGCTATATCACGGCATACGTGCCGGAAAAACGCGGATATGTGACACAGTACGGATATATCGCTGATATTCAGCCTACGTTCTATTCTGTGGCACATGGGAAGATAAAATATGACCCAATCAAATTTTCGTTTGTAGGTGGTGTATATGATAAATAGCAGTTTGAAAGAAAAGTATTGGGATTCCTCGACAGATAAGCAGATGGTCATATCTGTTGTTGGAACGAATCAGAAAATAGACAATTCGATGCTTGAAATCGGTACGTTTGCGCTTGAAGAAAGTCTTTGTTCGGAATCTGAACTAAAATTTGGAGCGTGCGAAGCGAATTGCGTAAAATTCACGGCGCGAAACACCGCAGGAAACATTATCGGAAAGACAATCTCTATCGAAGAAACGATTGATGGAGATAGCAAAAATCCGATGCCATACGGAGTTTTTAAGGTGGCATCCGATGTTCCTACGGCTGACCGTACAAAACGTCAGATTACGGCATATGACGCAATGTATGACATTATCAATACAGACGTAAAGTCTTGGTATGCAGGACTTAGCTTTCCAATGACATTAAAGAAGTTCCGGGATAGCTTCTTTACGCATCTTGGAATTGCTCAAGTTGAAACAAACCTTGTCAATGATTCCATGACGGTCAATAAGACGATTGTAGCAACACAGACGGACGATTCAAGCGCGGTCACAGAAGAGTCCGCTATCAGTGGAAAAACCGTTGTAACGGCAATCTGTGAGATTAACGGATGTTTTGGAAATATCAACCGAGAGGGCAAGTTTGAGTATGTCTTTTTGAAAGCAATCACAAGCGCACTTTATCCGGCAGAAGATTTGTTTCCGGCAGACAACGTATTTCCGTCTGACGCAAACACAGAGTCCATGACCGGACACTACATCACGTTTGATTATGAGGACTTCCAAAGTAAGGCAATCACACAGCTTGAAATCAAGACAAGCAATGATAATGCCGGTGCTATTGTTGGAACTGCCGGAAACAACTATTCGATTACAGGAAATTTTCTTGTATCAGATAAAACCGGAGCGGAGCTGGAACAGATTGCAAATAACCTGTTGCCGATTATGAAACAGGCGGCATACACACCGATTAAAAGTTGCACTTGTGTCGGCAATCCATGTCTGACACTTGGCGAACCCATCCGGTTCAATACCACAAGAGAAATTGTTGAAACGTACCTATTGCAACGCACTTTAACCGGGGTGCAAAGTAAGAGAGATTCAATCTCGGCACAGGGCACACAGACACACTCTGCAAAGGTTAACTCTATCAGAGACACGATTGAAAGTGTGGAAAGACGTACCGGAAAGTTAGAGAGGAACGCAGACCATCTTCAATCCGCGTATGAGGATTTAGAAGACCAGACAAATACCAAGTTTGAGCAGACCGCGAAAAACATTTCCGCAGAAGTCAATCGTGCACAAAAAGCGGAAGGGCAATTAGACGCATCATTGGAATTGAAGTTAGGCAGAGATGAGAACGACCAAGTTATTTCGATGATCAATGCAAGCGCTGACCAGATTATGCTTCGTGGAAACAGGCTCATAATTGAAAGTAATAACTTCCAGCTTGACGGGAATGGACGAGTAACGATCATTGATTCTCTAAACTTTAAATCGACAGCGCTTGGTGACGACCTTACGATTATGGGTCTTGACGGAAGGGGCAGACCTATGCTGCAAAACATACTCATTGACCTAGACACTGTAACAGATTCAAACGAGGAAAACTTGGCAACTGAAAGTTATGTTGACCAATCTATTCCAAATATTCCGGTAAAAAATATAACGGCTTATCCAACAGGAACAACCAGCAACGCAACGATTAAAAAAGCAATTCGATTTTTAAATGTGATTGGTGGAGACAGCGGAACATATCAAATTCATGGCGAAGTATATACGATTGACACCGGATCTGATAGAAGAATCAAGGATCACATAACTGATTTGCCGGAAGAATTAGAATCCGCTTATCTAAAACTACATCCTGTTAAATTTAGATATAAGCCGGGGCTTAAATCTTCCGATAGCAGGCAATATCATTACGGCTTTATCTCACAGGAATTAGAAAAAGCCTTGTTAGATGTTGGTATTAGGGAACGCGACACGTCATTATATGAGTATCTTCCGGTTGATACGGACGAACACGTTGATTTATATGTCGATGATAAGCTGCATCACGTTAATTATCGAGAGCTTCATGCTATGCATGTTCAGATGATTCAAAAGCAACAAAAGGAAATTGAAGAGTTAAAGCGAAAAAACAAAAATTTGAGTGAACAGATGAAAGACTTTGAGCAACGATTATCCGCGTTAGAAAGGAAGTGAGCAGATGGCATATCAGAAAATCTATAGCCGCGAATATTGGGAGAATCTTCCAAGTGAAAAGACCGCAATTAATCGAAATAGGCTGAACAACATAGAGGGTGGCATTGATGCAATCGACGATCGTGTGTGCGCACTCGATACCACAAAAGTTGACTTGACCAAAGCTAACGAACTTGTAAAGGAAATCCTTTGGGATGAATCCAACGGAACGCTGACGGTCGTTAAGATGAACGGTTCCAAGGCGGTCATTGATACCAAACTTGAAAAGTTGGCGGTCAACTTCAAGTACAATCCGCAGACGCAACAGCTGATTATTACACTTGATGATGGCACCACTCAGAAAGTTGATTTGTCTGCGCTGATTACAGAATATGAATTTCTTGATTCCGATACGATCGCTTTTGAACTTACATCTGACGGAAAAGTCAAGGCGATAGTGAAAGAGGGAAGTATCCAAGAAAGGCATCTGCGTCCGGATTATCTTGCAGATATTAAAGTGGAATCTTCCAAGGCTGTAAATTCTGCAACTAATGCAAAAACATCCGAAACCAACGCGGAAAAATCCGCCACAGATGCCAAGGACAGCGCAGACCGAGCGCAGGAAATTGAAAACGAGATTAACAAGAAACTCACAATGACAGAATTTGATGTGAATGAGGATGGGGAGTTGATTTACACGGACAATGCGGCATATAACTTTGTCGTTGATAATGACGGAAATTTAAATTGGGAGGTGGCTTAAATGGCTATAGCAGGAAGAGTGGCGATTGTGCCAAAGGGCGATTGGAGCGCAGATGTTACATATAAGAGATTGGATGCAGTAACTTATAACAATACGCTTTATTTCGCAAAAAAGGAAGCTCCGGCAGGAACAGCAACGAGCAATACGGAATATTGGTCGAAATCTATTGTGGGTGGAGCTGGTGGTGTTGCAACAGCTGATGAAGCCGGTGTGGTAAAGCCGGACGGGAAAAGCATGAGCGTAGACGAGAGCGGAACACTTAGTATTAACTTGGATGGAACCACAATTACATTAGACGAAGCAAAAAACGTCATAAAGTTGGCAGATACATTAAAGGATAAAATCGGAAGCGCACTGCAACCGGAAAGTATCGTAAACAACCAGATCACCACAGTGGAAGGCTTCGCACTTGACGCACGACAGGCAAACCCTAATCTGGATGGTACGCTTGCAAAGCAGGTAGCTGATTTAAACGGCAATTTAAAAATGATAGATTGTGGTATAGGTGCTTTTAGTAAATCAGATTCGGCTTTAAATGTTGGTACTACTATGAAAACAAGAGTAAAATTTAACAAAACGTTTGATAGAGATCCAGTTGTTGTAGTTTCATGGAGCGAACTTCATGCTAATGCTTATCTTAATTATTTAACCATTGATAGATTAACCGTTGACGGTGAGGGCTTTGAAGCCATTACACGAGCTAAAGATGCCGATACGTGGAAATATACTTGGTATTTTAGTTGGATTGCTATTGCGAACTAATGCTATCCAATTGTTACCCATTCGCTCCATTCGGTAGAATTATTTTTGACCCTACTATATATTTTATTGTCCCAGTATGTTATTCGCAATTGCCGTTGATATTTGCTATAGTTTTTATGCCCCAAAAATAACCCACTACCATCATTTGTAATCGCAAAATAGCAAATACTATTATAGCCAGTTAGTTTATCATCAAGTAGGTCGAAACGATCAAGAGCAAATATTTTAAAGTGATTTAAACTGCCGTTTAAGAAAATATATCGAACAAATATTCGAACGTAACTTATAAATCATTTTTATAGAAAGGAATAAAAATATGGACAAAATAATTTTGAAAAACAAAACAGAGTTCGAGATTGCTGAAGGAGCGAGTCTCGGCAATATTCAGATTCAGTCGAAAGACTTTGATGGAATCAAGTCAATCACAGATGTCTTCTCGGAAGAGAACATCTCAAAGGTCACATTTACACACAATGATCAGGCTTCTGGAGAGTATGAGAATCTTAAGTATGAAGGATTCTCATATATGCCGAACATGGGAGAGGATGGCACAGAAGATGGTACATATACAGTAACCGTTAATCTGAGAACCAAGACGGAAATGGAAAAAGCGATTGACGAATTGAAAGCCGGGCATGAAGCAAATGCAGAAGCAATCCAAGAACTGGCAAGCATTACTGCAGGAAGTGAGGTGTAGGATATGGTTAAATTCTATGTAAGACGTATTCTGGTAGATAAGAAAATGACAATTGATGAAGTGCCAATGCGTTGGCGCGCAAAAGTGCAAGAAGAGATTGAGAAACAGCTCTCCGCTTCTCTGCAATGATGTTTTCTGTCGAAACTTGCGACCGAAAAATGTTGAAATCATGCATATTACAGTGATACTATGGACTTGTCCGAAAGGACACTTCAAGTTCTGGCATGGGTGGGGTTTGGCATGGCTCCGCCCATAATTGGGGATTGACTATGCAGAACATACGTTCTATAATTACTTTGTTGGTACATAATAGTTTATGATTGGAGGTTTTTTATGTCGGGAGAAGTAAAAACAGAAGAGACTTATAAACAAGAAATTATAACTATGATAAAAGAAATTGAAGACTATAAGATGTTAAAAATTTTGCATGGATTTGTAAAAGCTGGTTTAAAAGAAGAAAAAGCAGGGCATTGAACCCTGCTTTCTTTTAGAATATAAATTTTTCGAAAAATTCACATAACAATTCTTTTTTGCTTACTGGCAATCTGCTATATTCAATAATAATTTTTTTGAAACGTTCATCATTCATTCCAATATTTAATACAACACTTGAAAATTCTTCGTCAACAGATTTATTTATGCGTGGGTCTATTAAATCTGATTTTCCGATTTTGAAATAATCAGCCAATGCCTGAAGCTTTCCTGACCTTGGAAATGATTTTCCGGTGCACCACATACTTAGAGTCGTTGGGTTAATACCTAAGTCTTTTGCGACATCTATTTGCTGTTTTTGATTTAATTCAATATAGTATCTTAAATTTTCAGCAAACACTTCTTTTTGGATATCGTCTACATCCATTTCGTTAAATTGATTTTCGTTATCCATTTCTTCTGCCCTCCTTTCTAACTGTATTATAAACCAATAAAATAAAAAATTCAATATTAAATCCAATAAATTTGAATTTTAGTGTTGACAATCCAAAATAATTGGATTATGATTAAACCATCAAATATGAAAGGAGAGAAAAAGATGCCTAGAATTTCATTAGAAGCAGTTCGCGTAAATGCGAAAATGACACAAAAGGAATGGGCTGAAATGCTTGGTGTATCTAATGCAACCGTTGTCAATTGGGAAAAGGGCAAAACAGAGCCTAGCTTATCACAGTTGAAAACCATGAGCAAATTGTCTGGTATTCCGATGGATTTTATTTTTGTGCCAGATACATCCAATTAAATTGGACTATAAAAGAAAGGAAGCGAGTGAGGACATGAAAGAAATTAAATCCGTGAATGATTTGGTTGTTGTTCCGGTTTCCTATTTCAATGGAATGGAAAAGGAATTGCAGAAGATTTTAAACAAAGTGGATATTCACGATATGGATGTCATGGAACAGGTTCTCCATATGCGGAAATGGCTGAAAACCAAAACCGTATATGAAGAAACAAAGAGATTATATCCTAATCTCCGTTTGGAAAATATTCATTTGCTTTTACCACAAGAAGAGAGTGACGAAAGGGGGTTAGAATATGGAACACAAACCACAAAAAATTGAAATCAAGCCGAGAAGAGAGGGAGAACCACCGTCAAGCATTCATCTTTTTGTAGATGGACATGAAATCAAAGGAATTAGAAAACTTGATTTTTCTGTAGAACCAAACGGTCTTCCACATTTGGTGCTTGATTTACAGGCATTTAATTTGACTGTTGATGCCGTTTGCTTGATATATCAGGAAAAAATCGGGGCAATCAATCTTCAGATTGCAGACGAAGAAAACGAAAGGGGTGATAATGGGTGGAAGAAAAAAGATACCGGCTTTTAGACGAAGAAGGAAAAGCTGTAATTGTAAAGAAAGACAAGGATAGATACATCGGTCTTGATGAATTGGCACAGCATATAGCAATGGATATTGTTGATGATTACCAAAGTATTTTGGATGGCGATAAGAAAATCGAAGATACAAACATTGAATTATCCGTCAAAGTTCTTACCGCCATTTCTCCGGTCATTAAAACATATTAGAAATGTTTTATGTTACGGAATGGGTTTTCTGCCACCTCTACGCTGGATAATTGATTTTCTTCTTTTGGTAGAGATTCTTTGATTTCTTCACGGTATTGGTCGTACTTGGTTTTGAAATCATTGAAAGAATCATTGCATCCACAGATTTTAGCGATAGCGTAGGCAGATACATATTCATTGTTCAAAAATTCACCTCCCTTATTTGATGATAAGGGAATTATACCACAGAAAGGAGAACTATGAACGAATTACAGATTTTTAATTCGGAAGAGTTTGGAGAGATTCGGACAATTACTAAAGATAATGAGCCTTGGTTTGTCGCAAGTGACATATGCAGGTCGTTAGATTTGTCAAACCCAACAATGGCTATGCAAAGAATTGACGATGATGAAAAGGCTAAATTTAATTTAGGGTTATCTGGTGGAGAGACAAACTGTGTAAACGAATACGGTCTTTACTCATTGGTACTTGCAAGCAGAAAAAGAGAAGCCAAAGATTTTAAAAGATGGATTACGCATGAAGTCCTTCCGTCAATCCGTAAGAATGGCGGTTACATAGCAGGACAGGAAACCTTATCTGATGAAGAGTTGCTTTCCAAGGCTCTTATGGTGGCACAACGAAAGATTGACGAAAAGAACAACATTATTGCCATGCAGGACTCGCGAATCCAAGGAATGATACCTAAAGAGATTTTCGCTGATGCAGTATCAGCAAGCCATACATCAATCCTTATAGGAGATTTAGCAAAGCTGATTTGCCAGAACGGTGTGCAGATAGGACAGAAGCGGTTGTTTGAGTGGTTGCGAGAGAATAACTTCCTTATTAAAAGCGGTACTTCTAGGAACATGCCAAAACAGAGATATGTGGAGCAGGGATTGTTCGAGGTTAAGGAAAGCAACATTCAGAATCCGGACGGTTCAGTAAGAATCACAAAGACAACGAAAGTTACCGGAAAAGGACAGGTTTACTTTGTAAACAAGTTTCTGAAAGGAGCATGGGAATGATATACCAGGTTATTAAATATGTCAGCTTTTTAATTGGAATGGTTACTTGTTGCTTCCTTGATTCATCTGATTCGGTTATCAACATTCCGACAGTGATTGCATTTGTATGCTTTGTAATAACACTGATCGCAGAGATAAAGATAACCATTGATTTATCAAGAGAGGAAACAAACCGAAGAATACGAGAAAGGAGAAAGCAGATTGAAAAATGCTCATGGTAAGCATGACTATTAGTGGCATCCGTTGTAGCGATTATGAAAGAAAAGCTTTAGTTGCACTGATGCAGGGCAAAGGCAAGAAGAAACAAGACGATAAAGAGGAATTTGAAAAGGTTCTTGACAGAGAAATGGAAAGGAGAAGCAATGGAGAACAAAATAACACTGATCGGTGATGTTGTTTCCGCACCAAGGGAAAGCCATAAATCAAACGGTAAGATTTTTTATAAATTCTTTATCGGAGTTGAAAGAAAAAGCGGTGTTGCAGATATACTTCCGGTGCTGTTTGATGAAAAAATCTGTGATGCAGGAATCAGCGGAACGGTATGTGTCAATGGGAAGATAATTACCCGGCACGTAAAAACAGGGTCTGGAGAAGCCATTCTTATGTATGTTATGGCGGATACAATCACAAAGCCAGAGGATGATAGTCCTTTGAATGAAGTAAGCCTTGATGGAATTATCGAGGAAAAGCAGCTTAGAGAAACACCACTCGGTCGTAAAATCTGTGACGTGAAACTCAAAAACGTAAGAGAAAACGGAAAAGAGGATTTGATTACCTGTATCGCATGGGGAAAGAGTGCAGAGTATACGGACTCACTTGCTTTAGGTGATAAGGTAAGTACATACGGCAGATTGCAGAGCCGGAGATATAAGAAAACGTGTAAAGATGGTCACGTTGTGGAAAAAGTTACATATGAGTTATCAATAAAAGGAATCGTGGGGGTGTAGAATAATGCGAATGATTTTAAAATCGTTACATATGGAGAATTTCAAAGGCATTAAGAGCCTTGATGTGAATTTCTCAAATAAGACAAGTATTAAAGGACAGAATGCAGTAGGCAAGACCACAATTTTTGATGCGTTCACATGGTTGCTTTTTAACAAGAACAGTGCAGGCGAGGAAAAATTCAATGTCAGACCATTGGATAAGGACGGACACTGCATTGATAACGTGGAAATCAAGGTTGTGGGAGTCATTGAAGTTGATGGCAAAGAAGTGGAACTTTCCAAGGTTCAGAAGCAGAATTGGGTTAAGAAGCGCGGAGCTAATACGGTATCATTGCAGGGAAACACAAATTCTTATGAGATTGACGGTTATCCGAAAAGCGAAGCTGAATTTAAGGCTTATATTTCCGGTTTAGCGCAGAGTGAGGAAATGTTTAAGATGCTGACAAATCCGCAGTATTTTTCTTCTCTGAAATGGAAAGAACAGAGAGACATTCTGATGAAACTTGTTGCAGATATTTCAGATGTGGAACTTGCACAGACAGATGCCAAGTATGCGCCGCTGATTGGAGAATTGGAGAAAGCACCATCTACAGACGATATTCGCGCCAAGTTTTCCAAGGCATTATCTGAATGGAAGAAGAAACAGGCTGAAATACCGGTTCGTATTGATGAAGCCGAGAAATCCAAGGTTGATGTAGATGTGGCAGAGCAGGAGTTATTAAAAGCTGATTTAGAGAGAAAGATTGAAGCACTTGAAGATTTAATGGCGAAATCTGATGTGCGGATTGATGAAATGCGTAGCGAAGAAATGCATTGTCAGTTTGAGATGTCAGCTATTGTGCAGACCATGGATAATGAGCTTTCAAGCAAGAGACGTGAGATTGAAAATCACAAATATGACCACGAACGGAAGTTAGAGGATGTTCGTTCATCAATCAGAAAAACGCAGGATTCCATTGAAAGTAATAAGAAATCAATTTCTGAACAGACTCTTAAGAAAGCTGACCTTGCGAAAAGGTACAAAGAGGAAAAGGAAAAGAAATTTGACGATTCCAAGTGGGTATTTGACGAATCCACAACGGTTTGTTCGTTATGCGGACAAAGATTGCCGGAAGATAAAATAGAGTCTTTAAGAGCCTATTTTTCGCAGAGAAAGGCGGATGCAATCGAAATATTTAATGAAGAACACGCGAAAACACTTGCTATGATTGTTGATGATGGAAATGCGTGTGCTGAAATGATTAAGAAACTGACCGAGAATAACAAGGAATTGGAAAACACAATTAACACCTTGAAACTTAATGAAGCGGAAGAAATTGATATTATCAAAGGATTTGATGAACAGATTTCTAAGATTCCGGATTCCGCTGATTATATGCAGAACGCGGAATATGCCAAGTTAAAGGCTGGACAGGATAAATTGCTTGCTGATATTGCAGAGTTAGAATCCAAGGGCAAAGATAAGGTGGCTGATTACGCAAAAGCAGATAAAGCAAAATTGAAGAGTCAGCTTGATGAAGTAAATAAGGTTATTGCACAGGCGGCTAACAACGTTATGATTGATGATCGTATCGAAACGCTTAGAGACGAACAGAAAGAAATCGGGCAGAAAGTTGCAGACCAGGAGCAGATGCTTTACCTCTTGGAAGAGTTTATTCGTTTCAAACTGAATAAGGTTTCTGAATCTATCAACAGCCATTTCAAGACCGTAAATTTCAAACTCTTTGAAATGCAGTTAAATGGCGGTATGAAAGATTGTTGCGAGTGTACTGTGAATGGCGTTCCGTATTCAACTTTGAACAGCGGTCACAGAATTGTGGCAGGACTTGATATTATTCGCTCATTAAGCGAGTTATACGGTGTGAGCGTGCCGATTTTCGTGGATAACGCCGAATCGCTGAATGAGTTCAATGTGCCGGACATGGATGCACAGTTAATTCTTTTGAGCGTTTCCGAGGACAAACAGTTGAAAGTGGAAGCTATGTGATATGGACTATCCAATAAATGCAAAGGCAATCGAAATCATTGACAAATACATGAAAGCAGGAGAGCCGCTTGACCTTGGGAATGAAAGGTTCTGCATGGGAACGTTCAAAGATATGTGCGAAGAAGTGTTCCATAAGAAATGTGTTAAGCGTTTGGTACATAGAAAGGGCGAAGAACCAATATTTACCAAGTGGGATACGAAATACGATACGTATTTTCAAGGTAACACATGGTACTCATTTTCTTGGTTTAATGGCAGATGCGGTTTCGGGTATCGGTACTTTTTGAAAGCTAGTTGCGAATTATATTTTGAAAAGCACGCAAGACAGATAATAAGCCTATTTCTTTCGGAAAGATACACTAACATCGAGGATGCAATACTTAAAACGGACTGTTTCTTAGAACTGTGGAATGCGTTTGAAAAATGGTTCGATGAGAGGAGAAGTAAATTCATGGAGAATATGAAAACTGATATTCAAGAGATTCGGAGTATGTCAGCAAGGAAAACTCCGCAGTCACATGGCGGTGTGGCTAATCTGCTGAAAGTTTTGACAAAGACAATGGAAAAGCAAGGTTCTGATATTACAAGTATTGCAAAGGTGCAGTATGCGATATGCATACAGGCAGGAATCTATATTCCGGAAGAGTTTATCAGAGATGTTGCGGTCACATTAGATATGCCAATTAACGATGCAGAAAGCGAGGACACAGAATGTCGAGAGTTGGAATAAGCAACAACATCACACAGCCGGATGCACGGTGTATGTCGTGCAAGCGTTGGAAGAGTGCAAGTAAAGGGTTCTGGGGAAGAGACGGACATTGTTCTCTTCCGTATTGCGAAAAAGACACGAGGAATAAAGGAAAGAGAGGGTTTAGAAGATGAAACAGCAGATTACAGAGGAAATGAAAATCCAGAATGAATGGTACAAAGAAGCGAAAAAACAGACTGTGGAAACACTTCCGGAATTTGTAAGGCATTTAACAGAAGATTATTCGCATGATTATGGAACTATTTGCCACGCAGTTGCAGCAGCGGGAATAGCAGCTATGTGCGCGGTTGACAATTCTCCGACAGGTGGAATTACCGGATTTCAAGCCGGATGCATTATGTGGCAGGTTATTAGAGAATGGAACTTTCAGAACAATAAGACAGGGCTGAAAATTCTTGATTATGACAATCTTCTTTATCCGCAGTATAAAGCTTCTTTTATATCTATAAGCAGTAAAATTTGGGAATCTGTCAAGAAAGAAGCTCAAAACAAAATTAACCAGAATAACGATAAAGTGGAAAAATGGAAGGTTGCTCATGATAAATGGGTTATTGATATGGAAAAGTTTAAAGTGGATGTTGTGGAATGGCAGAAACAGCATCCGGAATACCCGACATATGAGGACAATCCAAAATTCTATGAGCATCTTGGTTTTGGAACTATGAAAGAATGGGATGAGGAAAATAAGAAACAGGAGAGCGGATTTATGTTTGCTCCAACGGAACCATGCAATCCAAGTGCTAATCCAAATGTTATTGCACATTGGAAATCTATTATTAACGGAAATGTTCCATTTGGTTTGAAAATTGAGGAGAAATGATAAATGCAGTATATCAAAGCAAAATTTCCAAACAGCACAAGAAGCTACGTGTACCGCACCGAGGATTCTGTAAAAGCCGATGACACGGTTGTAAATGCCAAGGGTGCAAAGCTGACGGTCACGGATGAAACCGTGGATATGAAGTGGGTGGAAACCTACGGTGCTGATAAGATGGCGGTCGTGAAGAAGTATGAGGAGCCAGAGAAACGGTACATTGTCGAGCGTGAGCTTGAACATGCGGGATACAAATGCATTGTCACGTTTGGATATATCGGGCACAGATGCGGTTATGTCGGCATTCCAAAGAATCATCCATTATACGGAAAGGATTACAGTGATTACCTTGAAATCAAGAAAGCTGATGTCGGAGACAGAGAAGTAAGCGGGATTTTTCCTTTGCTTGGTGCTTGCCTGGATGAAGATGAAAGAATCCGCATTGAAGCATATTTTCAGTGCCACGGTGGCATTACATATGCAGGCGGTGGAGAGCATTCAAGTTATCCAATCGAGAGTGATTTGTGGTGGTTCGGATTTGATTGCGGACATGCAGGAGATAGACCGGATTACGAGTATGCAATCAAGCAGTTCCCGAAACGCAGGGATGAACTTGAAAGAATTTTAGATATTCAAAATCAGTGTCATTATGACGGCGATGTTATTCGCACCGAAGAATACGTTGCGGAAGAGTGCAAGAAGTTAGCAGGGCAGTTAAAAGAATTTGAAGAAAGTGAGTAACAGAAATGATTAAATCAGATTTTGGAACAGTAGAAGTAAATGGAAGAGAGCCGGTTATCATGGTTGAATTTGAAAGTCTTTTAGGGGTATTAAGGAAGGTTCTCGGAGATAAGAAATACAACCTTGTTTTGCAGAACGCAAGCAATAAGAAGTTGTCTAAGGATGGTAAAGAAATATCAAGAAAAGGCGAAAAGGAACGCTTGGTAGAAGCTCTCAAAACTTTTTTTAGTGAAATGGAGGATAAGTAATTATGGCAGAGAACAACAGTTTAGAGGTACAGAAAGTTAACACTGCGGTCAGCCAATGGACTAATTCAATCACGAATCTTGTTACAAAAGATTTCGAGTTATGCGGTGTGCCGTATGATGATTATTCAAAGCAGTGTGCCATGTCAGCTATGACAAGCATTTATCAGCTTGTTAAGGATAGCGATAAAATCAAAGATTTAAACGGACTTGATACATCGAATCTGCGAGAGGTTGTCGGTCAGTGCGCAAGCCTTAAACTCAATGCTAATGCAGTGCCGAGAGAGTGCTATTTTCAGCTTAGAACAAAGAGAGTCGGAGACGACTATGTGCAGGTCGTAGAAATGGGAATTGAGGGAGACGGAAACGATGCGTTACTTCGTAACTACGGAGAAAATGTAGATACCGTATATCCTTGTTGGCTTGTTAAAGACGGCGACGAGTTTTCCTATCCAAAGCATAAGGGTATCGAAATGACGCCACCGGAATGGGAAGAAATGGGACGGTCACAGAAAGTTGTCCGTGTTGTTTATCCTCTGAAATTAAAGGACGGCACATTTCAGTATCTGATTGCAGAGAGAGATGGTGTAAAAGTTAATCTGTTTGCTCATGTGCGCAACAATCTGATGAATGAGACTTTCGGAATTTGTCAGAATCGTTACAAGGCATCAGCAGAGCAGTTGAGCAAAATCAAGGCTAAGAAAGAGGAGATTTTCGATGCTTTGAGAAAATGCGCAACCGTTGATGAAATGTTGGAATGTGAAGTTGCAAAGCCTTATATCAGCGCGGCATGGCTTGACACACCGGAATCAATGATTGTTCGTAAAATGCGCAACAATGCAATTAAGAAGTATCGCAAGGACTTCAATAGCATGGCAAAGCAGTCATTCAATCAGCTTGATGAAACCTATGTGCAGACACAGGAAGAAATTGCCGAAAACGCCAATTCAGAGCCGTTTGTTGTAGCAGAATCCGAAGCGACCGACGGTGCAGCAGTTGAGCCGGAGAAAGTCGTTGAGAATGATGAGAATGTACCGGACTTTATGAAAGATTAGGGAGGTTTTTTATGAGAGTTATATCACAGGACGGGGCACTTGATATTCCGTATGAGCAAGTAGTTATTCAGAGGTTTAAGGGAGAAATCTATTTTTTGAACAAGAACCTTACAGGGATAGATGATCTTGTCAGTGACATTGTTATTGCTAAATACTCCACCGAAGAAAAGGCAAAGAAAGCCATGGAAGAATTGAGATATGCCTATATGTGTCACAATCTTGTAAAGATGGTGAAGACACCGCCAGATGGAATTGACGAAAAACTTACTATGGGTTTGAGTGGAGTATTTCAGTTCCCGGCAGAGGAAGAATTGGAGTAGGGTATGGGAAAAGTATTATTCGGACTAATAGCATATATTCCTTGGCTTGTTTGGGTGATTGGATTTCATATTTACAAGAAAATTCGGCGAGAGGAAGTTTGGGAAAGTGATGTATTCATCCCAGTTATGTGGATTCTTATGATATTCGGTCAGTTTTTATACCCGATTCTCCAGTATTTGTATTAAGAAAGCGAGGTGGTTTAAATGCTTATGCGATGTTGCGGTTCATCATCGGCAGGCAACAGTTACGCTTTAATCAGCAGCAGTGGCGAAATCCTTGCCATAGAAGCCGGATGCAAATTTCTTGATTTTAAGAAAATGATTGATTGGAAAATAGCAAATGTTTCCGGATGCATTGTAAGCCACGAGCACGGAGACCATGCACGCTACATAAAGGATTTCATGAGATCTGGTATTCCGGTTTATACGGCATTTGAAACGCAGACCGCACTTGAGACCATAACCGGAGAACGTACAATAGCCATTCCACCACGCAGAACACGGCAAATCGGCAGTTTTACAGTAACACCCTTCAATGTACCGCATGACACGGAAATTGAGTGCTATGGCTATTTAATCGAGCATGAGGAAATGGGCAAACTGTTATTCTTGACAGACTTGGAATATTGCAGATATGACTTTTCCGACATAAAGGTTGAGCATATCATGGTTGAAGCCAATTACAGCATGGACTTGGTAGAACGAAATGAGCCAAATTACGAACACCGTTTACGAGGTCATATGAGCCTTGATACGGCACTTAAATTTATTCAGACGAACGACAACCCAGATTTACGAAATGTCGTTTTAATACACTTATCGGACACAAGCGGAGATCCCGCGTTATTCCTACAACGAACGAAAGAAACAATTAAATATGGAGCAAATGTTTATGTTGCAGAAAAAGGACTAGAGGTTGATATGAACCTTTGTCCGTTCTGAAAGGAGAAAGCATGAAATTATACATTTACAGTTTTTGGGGCAATAAATTTTCTTGCAGAGAAGCAGACGTAGAGGAAAAGCCAAAAACGTATATCATTACTGAAGAATCCGAATTTGGATATAAAGGACAGAGAATCCGCAAGGACGAAATTGGTGTGTTAAGCGGTTACAGCCGGGATAAGGTCATTCTGACGGAGAAAGACAAGAAAAAAGCTGTTGAAATGCTTATTAGCAGGCAGAGCACTATTGTTGAGAGGCTCCGAGTACGTCTTGAAGATGAAGAGAAAGCCCTTGAGACTATCAAAGCGGAACTCGAAAAAGAATAATTAGGTTGAAACACCTTGGCGAAAGCCTAAAAGAAACCATCTTGTTTGGCGAAAAACAATAGTTATCACAGTTTTATTGTAAGCCGTCTATACCATGGCGGTGCATCCCCCATGCACCGCCACCCATAAAGGAAGATGAGAAATGACAAGAAAATGTAGATATTGCTCAATCGAATTTGAACCCGTGCGGTCAACACAGCTTGATTGTAGTCCAAAATGTAGACACCGCTGGCATCAGGCAATGAATGCCGAAAAATCCGGAAAGACCGTGTACGACAGAGTTTGTCCGAAGTGTGGGCGGACTTTTCGCACGCCGAACGAATCAGAGAAGCTTTGCATAGATTGCAGACCTCGCAAAAAGAGAGATTACACCAAGAAATCTAAGAAAAGTAAGAAATCAATGATCGTAGAAATTAACGAGTTGGCCCGAGAATCCGGGATGAGTTACGGAAAGTTTGTGGCTCAAATGAGCATTAAACCATTGGAGAGGAAGTGATCGAGTGGACTATAAGAAGTTTAGACAGGCAAAAGCTATAGAGGAAAAGAATAAGCAAAAATGGCTTGCATTGAATCCAAAGCTTGATGAGGATAGCGGAATCTATATATTGCTTAGACAGGATGAAAACGGATTCAAATACGCATACATAGGACAGGCTAAACATATTCTGACAAGACTTGCGCAACACCTTACAGGGTACCAGCATATTGACCTGTCATTGAAAAAGCATGGATTGTTCGACACGAAAGAAAATCATTATGGCTGGCATGTGGAGTGTTGGAAATATCCTGTGGCAGAGTTGGACGAAAAGGAACAGTTCTGGATTAAACACTATGCAGACAAAGGTTATCAGCTTCGCAATAAGACAAGCGGTTCACAGGGCGAGGGAAAAGCTAAGATTGATGATTACCGTCCGGCAAAAGGCTATTATGACGGCATTAAGCAGGGCAAAAAGAGTCTTGCCAAGGAATTATCGCATATCGCTGAAAAGCACCTTGAAATCCGCTTGAAGCCAGAGAAACATGGTAACAAAGTTTCTGAAAAACAGTATGAGAAGTTTATGGCTTTGATTTCTGAAAATACATATGAGGAGAGTGATTAATTAGATGGCAGAAGTCAAGTGGATTAAGATTACAACAGATGTCTTTGACAATGAAAAGATTCTGCTGATTGAGAGTATGCCGAGCGCGGATAGCATCATTACGATTTGGTTCAAACTTCTTATTCTTGCTGGAAAACAGAATAACAATGGTGTGTTTATGATGAGCAACAAATTGCCATTCACGGATGAAATGCTTGCCACCATTTTCCGCAGAGATTTGAACACGGTAAGGCTTGCGCTTAAGACATTTGAAGAGTTTGGAATGATTGAAGTTGTTGACAACGTGATAACGATTCCGAATTGGAATAAGCACCAAACACTTGACGCTTATGAGAAGAAAAAGGAACGCGACAGGCTATATCAGCAGAACTGGAGAAAGAAGCAGAAGAACCTAATTGAGCAAAAATCGCCCGATAAATCGTCTGACGTCGCTGTTTCAGATAAAGAAGAAGAAAAAGAAGAAGATAAAGAGAAAGAAAATATAAAAGAAAATTCGCTGTCGACCGATTCTGGTGATTTGTTTGATTTTGACGATGCATGGAAAAAGACTTTTAGTATATACCCCAAGAAAACAGCGTACAGTACCTCTAAAACAGCTTGGATGGATAAGGTGCTAGAAGTTATCGAAGAGAACCAACCGGACATTGCACGGCTGTTATACAAAGCCACAGAAGCATATTTGAGTGACTATCAAGAAAAAAATCCAGACGATAAGGATTTTCGGTACATTCCAAAATATGTTGATTGGCTGAAAAATGATTGTGATTATTGGTTGCAGATTGTAGAGAAACGAGGTGATTGCAGTTGACAGAAGCAGAGTTCGGAGTGATCGGGTGCATATTGATTGACAATGATGTGTTAAATAGCATCTGGCGGACGCTGAAACCGGAAATGTTTAGTTCGGATTTCGCGCAGGACACATACAAGGAAATGCTTGCAATGTATGACCGGAATGAAAGCATTGATCCCATGTCTTTATCAATGGCACTTGAGAACCACAAATACACGCAGGAACAGATTAGTGAATTGATGAAATCCTGTATTACCGGGACAATCACTTCGACCATGGTTAAAAGTTATGCCGATGCGGTTGCGAAAGAATACAAAGCAAGAACGGTTCGTGAAATGTATCAGAAATCCAGTTTAAAGCCATGTGACATTGATGATACAATCAGCGATCTTCTTACAAGGCTTGAACATTTGCAAGAGGGAAAAGAAGTAAAACTGAAACCAATTAAGCAGATTACAGTTGAGAATAGGGACAAATATTTCAATGAAAGCGTCGGAGAAGGTGGTATAAAAATCGGGTTATCGCAACTTGATGATGCGTTTGGAGACCTTGAACGCGGTGATGTAACAGTAATTGCTGCAAGACCGGCAGTTGGAAAATCCGCACTCACAACGCAGATTATCGGGAATATGTCAAAAAAAGGACTTAAAGTCGCATATTTCAACTTGGAGATGAGTGATAAACAGGTGTATGAGCGATTTATTTCAAGGCTTGCGGAAATCGGCTTAACGAGAATCAGAAGGGCAAAAGCGTTTCTTGGTGATGAACAGGAAAAATTTAACCAAGCGAATGAGGAAATGAGCGATTATCAATTATGGATTGCGTCCGGTACTGTATCTCCGAGAGAAATAAAGTCAGAATGCAGGCACCAAAGCTTTGATGTTATCGTTGTTGACTATCTGCAATTGCTTATGCCGGATAACAGATATTCCGGAAGAAACGAAGAAGTAGCATCAATTTCAAGAGGTTTGAAATCTGTTGCAAGAGACTTAAATACCCATGTGATAGCACTTTCGCAGATAACAAGGGCCTCCGAAAGCAGAGACACAAAAGAGCCTACCATGGCAGAGTTGAGGGAATCCGGGGCAATCGAACAGGACGCGTCAAACATAATTATGCTGTGGAATCTGTCAGACAATGACAAGGGAGCCAAGGGTGTAAAAATCGAGAAGAACAGACAGGGAATGACAATGCGTGAAGCAATGGAGTTTGACGGAGATCACATGAAGTTTGTTGAAATCGAAAAACCGTTTGATGATGTTGTTGCGGAGATAAAAAAGAAAGAACGTGGGGACGGATTCAAGCCGTACAATGGCGATTGTCCGTTTTAGAGGTAGTGGCTATGGCAAGTGCAAAGATCGAAAAGGGTTCGGAAGAATGGATGTTTTTCATGGATTTTTGGAAGTTTCATCAAGACTACTACAAAGCAGATAATTGCGATGATTGGTACATCGGAATGATGGATGCAGGAGAAAAGCTCATTGTGAAATATTCCAAGACAGAATTTTCAGATTTTGCAAGAGGTTTGGTATTTGAACATTTTGCAGATGTGGAGAGAAAGGCGAGAAATGAAGTATAGAACTAATTCAGAGAAAACGGCTGAAAGAAACAGAATAAGAAGGTCTGAAGAGATTAGAAGTTATTATGATTCAAAACCGGAGAAACGCGATCCGAAAGCATATGAACGTTTTAAAGCCGAATCTACAAATTACGGTAGCGGAAAGTTATGCGAGTACGGAGATAAAACAAAGGTGTGCGATCCGAGTTGCAGATTCTGGAATACCTGCATCAAGGGCAAACATATGTAATAGATACTGGAAAAATTAATGAATAGGAGAATATATAAATGAACGAAGAATTTTTATTAATCGTAGAAAGCTTAGAAAAATATAAGGATCTATTAGAAAGTAAAAATGATGAAATTTGTGATGGAATGACTGAAGGCGAAAAGAGAGCATATCAGTTAGGAATTACAAATATGTATGAAATGTTGAAGCAAATTATTGAACATGATCGCAACGAAGGTAATTATAACGTATTTGTTCCTGAGATTAAGGAAGAAGAATCTGGCGAATATGATTTAGTAGATTTTGTTAAATGGGATTCTAAGAACAGAGAATAAATAAGTATGAAGTATTCCGAAAGAGTAATCGATCAGATAGTTACTATATGTTAATAGCATATCGGATAGAAGGGAGTACGAAAAATGAGCAACGCACTTAGAAAAAAAAAAAAGCCGACATTCTTTACTAAGAAAGACACAATGATCATCGGTCGGAATGACTTTGAATCAAGGAATACAGAACGTGTTGTAATCAAATCATATAAGGATTATCAGGCTATAGGGTACATAATTCTGCATGACAAATTCGGTTTCGGTCAAAAACGCATGGCAAGGCTTGAACGTACAGTAAATGCATATTCCGAAGCTGCGGCAGATGATAAAAACATGAACGGAGTAGCATTGGCGTATGTTCTGAAAGAAAAATACGAAGTGAATGTTAAAGAAATTGTAAATAGCGTACCGCAAAGCCAATTAATGAAGTTGTATGCATGGAAAGGGCATTGCATCGAACGTGAAGCATACAGGCTTTCCAGCGCATCGATGTTTAACTATATGTCATTGACCATGGCTGCATTAAAGACCGTGTTTAAATTTACGAGGAAACAGTTGGTACAGTTTTCAGAGAAGTTTATTGATTATATTGATACGTTAGCTAATTACAAGCAGTTTCAGTTAACTGTACCGATGATAGCTGAAACGTTAGCGGATGAGATTAAGTTTGTATGTGATTTGGAGGCGTAAATATGAGGGTAGATTTGCCGACTTGTAATTTTAAAAATTGCAAATACAATGTGGACTATAATTGCACAAAGCCTAATGAATATAAGGTTTGTAGCAGAGGGAATATATTTACGCTTGCGGAAAAGTTGTACGAAAAATATCCGGACGATCAAGATATATGGATATTGCTACAAGAGGTTGTAAGAATTGGTCAAAGAATAAACTTAATAATTGATGAATTTGGATTAGATAAGGAGGACGCGTAATGTTAAACAGAGAAAAATATGCGAAGGAGATTGTTGACGTCGCGTTAAAAGATGAAACATTTGCTTTGATGGACGGAAACATCTGTGCTTGTTCTGATGTGCAAGGCTGCACGAGTTGCGCTTTTTATGACAGCGATGATTGCATTATATCGAAGCAGGAATGGGCGAACAGTGAGTATGTTGAACCACCTGTTGATTGGAGCAAGATTGCAGTCGATACGCCGATTTTGGTAAGAGATTACGAAAAAGAAACGTGGGAAAAGAGACATTTTGCAAAATACGAGAACGGAATAGTGTGCGCATGGAGTGCAGGATCAACGTCTTGGAGCGTGTCCGCGAGTAGCAATATAGTCGGTTGGAAATTCGCAAAGTTGGCAGAAAGTGAGGAATAGACATGGAGAGATTAACAGTAAAATGTACGGATAAAGTTTATGACGCATTCGACCCTGTAGACGTTGTAGATAATGAGTATTCCAAAGCAAATTACAATAAAATATTAACCAAGCTAGGAGAATACGAGGACTTAGAGGAACAGGGAAGACTTATCAAGTTGCCTTGCAACGATGTGTATTTTATTGTTGATATAAACAATCCTAAGTATGCAATGGTTATGAAAAGACCTATAAGAGAGCTTACGATATATGAAATTGAGAACATTGACAAGAGCGGTTTCAAGTATTTTTCCACAGAAGAAAAAGCCGAAGCGAAACTGAAAGAAACGGAGGATGCCAATGTACATGAATGTGATTAGAAGCCTTTGTTCGCTTCCGGCAACCGATTTGAACTTTGTGGCAGATTTGGAATGCGCCACATCGAACCAGATAAGACTTGCAGTTGAGACAATGGAGCGGAATGGTGGAAAGAACAAGACAAGGATTGCAGCTTGTAAGCGCGAGTTGAGACGGAGGGATGGAGAACATGGAAAATAGATTTTTATGTCGTGGCAAAAGGACTGATACCGGCGAATGGGTTATCGGAAATCGTATTGATTCACCCGATGGTCATGTCGCAATTAGTGAGACAAGCGGGGAGTGGAAACTTTACGAATGTATTCCATCCACCATCTGCCGGTGCACTGGACGGACAGATCGAGATGAGAAATTGATATTTGAACATGATGTAATTGTTTATCTTGATACATATAGCACAGAAAGCGGATATGCAGAAGCAGATTGTGCCGGTGAAGTTTTGTGGGATGAAGAATCATTGTCTTTCCAAGTTACAAACAGACTGTCGGCTGAAAGTTGGGAAGTCCTTGGCGGGGAATGTAAAGTGCTTGGAAATGCGATTGAACATCCGGAACTGTTGGAGGTGCAACCATGACGATTGATGAAGCAAAAATATTTATTCAAAATGCTATGGAACAATCAAGAAATGCATTGGCAGAGTTGATGTTAATAATGCCAAAGGTATTTGCGGCTAAAAGAAAGAGCCTTGGTGAGTATTACAGCAATTTAGAGAATTGCAAAAAGGAAATTCAGGCATGTGAAATAGCTGTAAAGGCACTGGAAGAGGTACAGCAGTACCGCGCGATCGGCACGCCGGAAGAATGCTTGCGAAATAAGGATTTCTTGGATTTTCTTTCAGACAAAATGAACCCGAATGATTTTGAAATATACTTGCGTTTATACAATGCGTTGGAAGAAAAGGGGTGTGAAGAATGAGTGAAAGTCTTAAGCCATGCCCGTTCTGCGGACACAGTATAGATATTGAAAAAGATGTGTATGATCCAAGTGATGATTGGCATCCGACATTCATAGATCCGGACAGTGGCGGCGACCCTATTAACATTCATTGCAAATGTGGCTTGGAGTTTTGCACTGGTACATATGACTGGGGCGAATTTGTGAAAGCATGGAACAGGAGGGCGAACGATGGGAAGATTGATTGATGCTGATAAATTGTTAGAAGAAACAAGAAGAGATAGAGATTATGCAGAAAAAAATGGGTTTATGGATATGTATCATGAAAGACAAGCACTGATAGACAGGATAGAAGCGCAACCGACCGCCTACGATGTAGACAAGGTTGTGGAGCAGCTGGAAGATAGAAAAAGCCTTATGCTGGAAACGCTTAAAATTTCAGAAGCAGATATTGATAGAGGAAGAATTTACGGAATGGACAAAGCAATCGAGATTGTGAAAGCAGGTGGTGCAGATGGCAATTAAACCAATTTTATTCAATTCCGAGATGGTTCGGGCAATTCTGGAAAGTCGAAAGAGTTGCACCAGAAGAGTTGTGAAACCGCAACAGTTCATAGGGATGTTGCCGGATAAATGCAAAAATGGAGCACCTGAAGAATTCTTGAAAGAAAAGAAACTCATGTTCAAACCATACTGCGATATGACAGATATAGAACTGATAAATACTGCATACAAAGCTCCATATCAGCCGGGCGATATTCTTTATGTCCGCGAAACTTGGGAATATTTTGAATGTTGTTGTTGCGAGGGAGACGAACATGGAAATTGTTACCGAGAACCACAACAGAGCGCCTTGAATAAAAGCTGTGGCTGTTATATGTACCGGGCAACAGATGAAATATATGGAGATGCAAGGTGGCACCCATCCATCCACATGCCAAAAGAAGCCGCACGGATTTGGCTTAAGGTTACGAATGTGAGAGTGGAGCAGTTACAGGAAATTACCATTGACGGTATTCGTAATGAGGGGCTTTCTTCTATGGCAGTTCATGCCGGAGACATGGAGATTGCAATGGAAGAGTGGAAAAACCTTTTGAACAGCACCGTCAAGAAGTCCGACATAAACCGCTACGGCTGGGATGCGAATCCTTGGGTGTGGGTTATCGAGTTTGAGCGGTGCGAGAAACCGGAGGGAGTGTGAGATATGGAAAAAAGCAGAGCTAGTAAAATGAACGGCTGTCGTAGCATGGTAAGCCGTCAGAAGAATGATGTTTTTAAGTTTAAGCCTAAAAAGAAAAAGAAAGGGTGATACAGAATGAAGATTTTAAGCAAGAAGAAATGTGAAGAAATTCTGAAAAGAATTACTGCAAATGAAATTATTCAGACTGAATACGGACTGCACGATATGGAAGCAGAAACAAAAGCGACAGAAAATAGAGCAGAAATAGCTTTTATTGTTGGTGGCATTAAGGGAATGAATAAGGTGCATGGCACTTTGAAAAAAAGATATAACAACTAGCCAAAAATCAAAGAAAGTGGGTGATTCAGAGTGAAGATTTTAAGTAAGAAAAAATATAATCAGTTACTTCAAGAAGTATCGGACAAAGACAATAAAATTTATGAACTTACTGTAGAAAATGCAACCCTAAAAGAAGCGCTTGAAGATAAAAAGACAAGTTGCAAGGCAAATGTTGGTAAAGATTTTTGTAATATTTGCAAAAATTCTTACAGTTATAAGAAAAATAATGGGCTTGTTCCCATTAACTGTTTAGGTTGCTTGCTTGCTGTGTCTTGTGAGGATTTTAAGAGAAAAGAAGATAACTAACTAAAAATCAAAGAAAGGAATAGGTTGTGCGCACATAAAACCGAGGTTTCCTTTTGGTAGATTTAAAATGTATAAAAAGAAGATTAAATGCGAGATATATCGTGATTCAATGCAGAATTACAAGAAATATGCAATACCGCCAGCACAGTTGATTATAGCTGATGTTCCTTATAATGTCGGAAACAAATTCTATGGCAGCAACCCTATGTGGTATAACGGTGGCGATAACAAAAAACGGAGAGAGCAAACTTGCAAAGAAAGCGGTTTTCAATTCGGATTTTAATTTCAACCTGTATGAATACTTCCATTTTTGCTCAAAAATGTTGAAGAAAGAAGATACAAAGCCAATCGCAAGAGGTCGGAGCAGTAATAGCCCTTGTATGATTGTATTTTGCGCATTTGAGCAGTTGTCAACATTGATTGCGGCGGCGAAGAAACATGGATTCGTTAATTACATACCGCTTGTATTCTGTAAAAATTACAGTCCACAGGTGCTTAAAGCGAATATGCGTATCGTTGGCGCTACGGAATATGCACTTGTACTGTACCGAAATAAGTTACCGAAATTCAGAAACGGCTTGCAGATTGATGAAAACGGAAAGAGTATCAGAGGTACAGGACACATGGTTTTTAATTGGTTTACTTGGGAGAAAGACGGAAAAGATATACCGAAAATTCATCCAGCGCAAAAACCCGTGGCAGTCCTTAAAAAGCTGATTGAGATTTTTACAGACGATGGAGATGTTGTTATTGACCCTTGTTGCGGTAGCGGTAGCACGCTAAGAGCCGCCGCAGAGCTTGGCAGAAGTGCATACGGATTCGAGATTGACAGAAACTTTTACGAGCGTGCAAAGAATGAAATGTTTGTATTTGAAAATGATAATCAAATGGATATAAGTGATTTTATATAAAGGAGCGCAAAATGTTAGATTTTGGATATTACAACATGGATTGTATGCAGGGGATGAAAGAAATTCCCGACAAATATTTTGACCTTGCGATTGTAGACCCACCATATGGAATTGGAGAAAATGGGGATAAAAACCATACAAGAGGTAAACTAGCGAGAGCAAAGAATTATAAGGCTTTTAGTGGAATGGATTTAAAGCCACCAAGCGAAAAATACTTTGATGAACTTTTTAGAGTTTCAAAAAATCAAATTATATGGGGCGCAAATCATTTTATCAGCAAAATGCCGTTTGATAGTAGTTGTTGGATTGTTTGGGATAAAGATAATGGAGATAACGATTTTGCTGATTGTGAGCTTGCATGGACTTCGTTCAGTACTGCAGTAAGGCAAATTAAATATAGGTGGGCTGGAATGCTTCAGCAAAACATGAAGCGTAAAGAAAATCGCATACATCCAACGCAGAAGCCCATTGCACTATATGAATGGTTATTAAGCAGATATGCAAAGCCTAATGACATTATACTTGATACTCATGTAGGCAGTGCGAGTAGCTTGATAGCTTGCTATAACACTAATCATAAATTTGTCGGGTTTGAGCTTGACGAATACTATTACAAGGTGTCAAAACAGAGGTTAGATACCGAAATGGCACAAATGAGATTAAGTGATTATATTTAACAGGAGAAATGGCTTATGAAATTTACAAAATTCATTAAGCCAGAACTTGAATACATTAAAGAAAATGCCAATTTCACGGAAGAAGAGGAGAGGATTTTCTCTCTTCTCTGCCGTGGTTTTTCACAAAAGCAAATATCCACAAAAGAAAATCTATCACTAAGAACGATAGAGTACAGAGTGAGAGATATAAAAGATAAAATAGAGAGAACGGGGGTATTTGATTGGATGAAAAAGAACTGTTGAAATATGCCGTTGATAGTGGTATTCTCGACATAGCACTTGTGCAAGAACAAGTTGAAATGAACAAAAGAGAAAAGATACTAAAGAAACACCCATATGATATATGGGAAGGGAAAGATGGGTATTGGAGAACCTATATTCCATGCAAGGAGAAAGGGAGAAAGCTACTTAAGAAAAAAGATAGAGTCGATATTGAAAATGAGGTTATCGATTATTTACAGATTCAAGAAGAAAATCCAGCCATTGATGAAGTGTTTGAAGAGTGGAACGACAGGCGGTTGGCACTGAACAAGATTGGAAATGCAACGCACCAAAGGAATCGCAACTTTTATCAAAGGCACTTTAAACAAATGGGTAAAAGGCACATAAAATCAATATCGGAAGATGAATGGGGAGATTTCCTAGAAGAACAGATTCCGAAGTTTAACTTGACGGCAAAGGCGTTTTCCGGACTAAAAGGGATAACCAAAGGGTTTCTGAAACGAGCCAAAAAGCGGAAGTTGATTGATTTTAATGTTGAAGAATTGTTTGAGGAGCTTGATACATCTGATTCCGATTTCAAACGAACGATCAAGGAAGATTACGAAGAGGTTTTTGACGAGAATGAAACTGATATTATGATTAAATATTTGGAATGCAACCTTGATTTATCAAACATAGCAATACTTCTAATGTTTGTGACCGGAATGAGAATCGGAGAGGTTGTGTGTCTAAAACATGATGATTTTGACGGTAATACGGTCAAGGTTCGGCGAACCGAAACAAGGTATCGCGGAGAGGATGATACGAAATATACGGTTGCGATAAAGGATTTCCCAAAGACGAGAGCTGGGGCGAGAACAATTATCATCCCAAAGGACTACGAGTGGTTGTGTGATAGGATCAGAAAAACGAATCCATTTGAAGAATTTGTGTTTATTAAAGAAAATGGAGAGCGATTGAATGCGAATTGTGTAAGAATGCGATTACAGAGATTGTGCGATAAGTTAGGAATCTATCGAAAGTCTCCACATAAGATCCGAAAGACATACGGAACCATCCTTCTTGACAACAATATTGACGAGCGGTTGATCCTTGGTCAGATGGGGCACGCAAGCCTAGGAACTACAGAGGAACACTACCACAGAAACCGCAGATCTATCGAGAAAAAGTCAGATATTTTAAGTAGTATACCAGACTTCAAAGCACGAACAAGTTAGTTGTTTGATTACTATTTTGAAAAAAGTAATCAAAAGTAATCAAAGTAAAAACGCTACAAGCCGCATAAACACTGAAAAGTTGATGCTTTGTGCAGGGGTTCGAATCCCCTTATTGGCTTTCAGAAAACCGCATAAAATCAAGGTTTTCTATAGATTAGGGGAAAGAGAGTAATCAAAAAGTAATCAAAAGGTAATCAAAAAAGGCTCGGAAGCCTTGATTTTACTAAAGAAAGGAGTTTCTTGTACAAGTGCTAAAAGTTAATTGAATATGATTACTATGGAAGTTTGGACGCATTGAGCGTCTTTTTTTATTGCGGTTTTTCTGCTTATTTTTTGCGGAAGAACCGTATTTTTTTATGCAAAAATATAGGCATAGGAGGGATGCGGAATGTTATTTACAGATGAAATTCTTGAAAAAATCTTAACAAGAGAAGATGTGTCAAAGGTTCCGCTTGTGTATCAGTCAGCGATGATTCACGCAATCAAGGAAGTATTGGAGGAAGAGAATGTATCAGATGCAAAATCAGAATATGGCATTTAACCCAAACCCAAGCTATGCCGCTTATCAGTACAACCCAATGCAGAGGTTTCAACAGCCAGAGCCACAGATTCCGCAGATGCAACCGCAGTTTCTTGGAATCCAAGGAAAAGTAGTGCAGTCGGAGTCAGCAATCATGGCAAATGATGTGCCTATGGATGGAAGCGTTGCGTTTTTCCCGATGCAGGACATGAGCGCAATCGTGGCAAAACAATGGGATGCCAATGGAACAATCAGAAAGACCGTTTACAAGCCTTTTAATGAGCAGATGGCAGATTCTTCGAGTGATGATAAAAGAATCGAAATAGGGCTATCTGACGATGCGACAAAGGCTATTACTGACAAATTGGATTGCTTGTTTGGAAAGATGGAAGAGTTGGAAGATAAGCTATCTTCGCAAACGCAAAGAAAATCTTCACGAACACAAAAGGAGAGTGAGTCTTAATGAATCCTATGCAGATGTTACAGGGAATGAAAAACCCACAGCAGTTTTTACAACAAATGATGGGGAACAACAGCGTAATGAAAAACCCTATGGCGCGCAATGCTATGCAAATGGCGCAGAATGGAGATTCCAAGGGCATCGAGCAGATGGCTAGGAATTTGTGCAAAGAAAAGGGGATTGATGCAGATAAGGCTTTTGAGTCGTTTAAAAGTCAATTAGGAATGTGATACTAATTCTTGCAAGATTATGTATATAAAAAATGAATTATGGAGGTAAATTCTATGTTTAACACAGGTAATTGTGCATCCGTTCCGCTTGTCGCGAACATTGACGGAAACGGAAATAACAACGGATGGGGCGCAGAAGGCTCATGGTTATGGTTCATTATCGTTATCTTTGCCATCTTCGGATGGGGTGGATTCGGTAACGGATTCGGAGGAAACGGAATGAATGGTGGTGTCGGAAGCGAAATCCAGCGCGGATTTGATAATCAGGCGGTTGTGTCAAAACTTGACGGCATTACAAACGGACTTTGTGACGGATTCTATGCAGTGCAAACCGGCATGAACGGCATCAACACAAACATTTTGCAGACCGGATTCGGCATTCAGCAGGCCATCAATGCTGATACAGTCGCTAATATGCAGAATACAAACGCATTACAGTCACAGCTTGCAAACTGTTGCTGTGAAACAAGAGAAGCTATCCAAGGCGTAAACTACAACATGGCAACTAACACTTGCGCGTTGCAGAACACCATGAACAGCAACACGAGAGATATTATCGACAGTCAGAATGCAGGAACACGCGCTATTCTTGATTATCTCTGCAATGAGAAAATCTCTAGCTTACAGGCAGAGAATAGCGACCTTCGCAGAGCAGCTTCACAGGATCGTCAGAGTGCATTACTTACAACTCAGATGGCAGCTCAGACGCAGCAGATTATCAATGCTGTAAATCCGCCTGCTATTCCGGCATATGTCGTACCTAACCCAAATGCTTATGCATATGGATGTGGATGCAACACCGGTTGTGGCTGCTAAAACTAAATAATTGAGTATCTTAATTGAGTTTAACTCAATCATGTCTGCTATGCAGTATTACTTATAACCAAAGGGCAGACTATAATGTTTGCCCTTATTTTTTATGAAAGAGAGGTAAAAATAATGGAAGTAACAGGAATTGCATTACAAACCGTTGCTGCTGGAGAAGATGTTGCATTCACAGAAACAGCAGTAAACGGAACAAAATGTATCGTACACAGACAGGGAAGTGGGATTATCAAGTTAAGAGGCATCACCAATCAGTGCAAGGCTAGATTTTTGGTATCGTATTCCGGCAACATTCAGATCCCTACAGGCGGTACAGTTGGAGAGATTTCACTTGCAATCGCGGTTGATGGAGAACCTTTGCAGTCAACAAAGATGATCGTAACCCCTGCGGCAGTCGAGAATTTCTTTAATGTATCAGCGCAGGCATACGTGGATGTGCCATGCGGATGTTGCAGTACCGTAGCCGTGCAGAATACGTCCACGCAGGCTATCGAGGTTCAGAACAGTAATTTGATTGCAGTAAGGGAGGCTTGATATTATGCATAAATTTGCGAAACAGATTATGGATTGCGTGAAAGCCCACGTTGACGGCATTGGAATTGAGAATTTTGAGGGACAAAACCTTGATGATCTCAAGGATTGGACGGAGATTGCAAAGAACATCGTATGCTTTGACAAAGACTATAACATTGTTGAAGCCATGAAAAAGTCTGAAGATGAAGAAATCATGCGCATGGTGGAAGAATTTGGGGATTATCCGGGAAGAAGATACTACAATGAGTACCGGTACTCAAATGGCAGATTCGCACCGAAAGGACGCGGAACACGCAGAGGATATGCAGAACCTCCATATTATCATCAGATGCCGGAAGATTACCACGAATGGGAGAAAATGCCGGAATACGACCGAATGAGAGACCTTGACAGAATGAGTATGGGAAAGATGTACTATTCAGAGCCTATGAGCGGAAATAATCGCATGAGTACCGGTACTCACGATGCAAGAGAGGGCAGAGCCGGTATGAGCCGGAGAAGCTATATCGAAACGAAAGAACTGCACCACGGAGATTCCGCGGCTGATAAGGACGCAAAGATGAAAGAACTTGAAAAGTACATGAAATCTCTTTCTGAAGATGTGACCGAACTGTTTTCCGGCATGTCCCCAGAAGAGAAACAGTTGACCAAGACAAAGCTGACTACGCTTGTCACGAAAATGTAATAGAGAGGGCATTTTGCCCTCTTTGTTTGCGAGGTGGTAAATTGTTCACGATAAACAATGAAATGTGGAATTTGGTCAAAGTATCGCGTTACAGCGATATGCTACAGAGAAGTGATGGAAGCAGAACTGTAGGCATGACCGACAGAGACACGAAAACGATATATCTTGCGGATGATCTACGCGGAAGGTTCCTTGACCGCGTACTATGCCACGAATTATGTCATGCGTTTTGTCTTTCGTATAATGTATACATGGATATTGATACCGAGGAAATTGTAGCAGACTTCTTGACTACATACGGAAGAGAAGTATTTGAAATAGCAGACAGACTATTGATTGAACTTATGGAGGTTGCATAATGGATAAAATTTCAGAACTCTTACAGTACGTGCACCGAACGAATCCGGAAATGACTAGGGAAAGGCTGATAGAAGAGTTGAGCAAAAGTGATTATGCGGCGCGGTCTTTGATTTTCACGAAAGAAAACATCGTTGCGCTAGGGCAAAAATAAATCCGGCGGTTTGAATTGCCGCCGGGATTGTGTCAGACTTTCGGAATGTAAGAACCTTTCATTATTTCTATAGCGAGTTTCGCACCTTCCGTCATGTAAAAATCATTATTCTTTGCACAGCAACTAAAAAGCAGTTCCTCGAACTCTGAATATAAATTTTCACTTAATAACCCTTTTAGCTTCTCTGTTAAGGGTGAGAAGTATTCAACAAAGGCATTTCCGGTTTCATTGTCAAGCTGACTTGAACATACAATTTTAATAAATTCATCCATTTTAGTAGTCTCCTTCTTCTGTTAATAAATAGTTGATATATCCTGTCGCAAGTCTGGCAAGGCTTTTACTGCCATCCAACAAATCCAATTTGTACTCTGGTCTATAACCAAACCTCTGCACATAGAACTTTTCTTCAAGTTCTAAGTCGTAAATGTCAGATAGCTCCACGAGAATCTTGTGATATAAAAATTTTCTCGTCCACCCAAACTGTTCCATGATAATTTTTAATTTCCAATTATTTTTTCTGAACCACGCTCCGCGTGATGCGTCCAATTGCTGTTTTGAAATGTAACAATCTGCAAATAGGTCATCTTTTTTCGGCAATGCCACCTGTGGTTTCTTTATGGCTTTCTCCATGTCGGCAAAACGTTTCACGTATCGGGCAGTAAATACGATGCCTTTTTCTCCGTTGAATTTGTTCGCAAGAAAATCACATCCTAACTTGGTTACTTTGTAGCACTTGTTTTCTTTTCCGGATTCATCTTTGTAGGTAGATGGAATGAAATAATCACTCGCACCTAAATTGTGGTGAGTCAAAATTTCAATGATTCCTTCGGTATGTTTGCCCCTTACATCCTGTCCTTCCAATTTTCTTAAAACTCTGTCGTGACGCATTCCCATCATTTCTGCAATCTCTAAAGTAGTGATGGTTTGTTCTATTTGTGCCATATTTGTGCCCCTTTCTGTAACTTATCAATTACTGTTGTAACTCTTTAATTACATTATACGGTTTATTTTGTGATTGTCAAGTATTGTTTGTAATTAAATAATTGAATAATAAATTTATTTATGATATTATTGAAACACGTCAAGAGAGAGGAGGCGGTACATTGTTTGCAAAAATCGTAAAACATACGCTTATTGAAAAGGAATTAAGAGTGACCGATCTAGCAAGACTTATTGACACCAGCTCACAAAATCTTTCGCAAAAAATGAAACGTGACAACTTTTCAGAAAAGGAAATGCGGCAGATTGCGGATGCATTGGGGCTTGATTTAGAAATTGTAATGAAAGAGAAGAAATAAGAAAACCCGCCTAACTGG